GGCATCAAAGGCACAGGCAAAATAAAAAGGGGACCGAAGTCCCCTGTGTTTACTCAGTTCTTCCCCATTTCGCTTTAATCAAATTCTGATCCAAGTGCATTTTGAGTGACCTGCATTTTGATTCATACTCTTGAATCGCGCAACGCACTTGCCTTATCCAATTATGCGCTTTAGGGTTGCTCTCTCTTAAAGCATAGAGTTGAAAGTTGGTCAAACTCATTGCAAACTCTTCTTCTGTTTTTTCGTCAAACAATTCTAATTGTGTCCACATTTTGCATTCTCCAGTTAGTTGAGTAAGACCGCATCTCTGCGGTTTCGGCTACTAAAGCCTCATCAGTCACTCTGTTGAGTATGGATATTTATCTAATTGATATTTTTTAGGCGCGACTGCATCACGCATCACAGTCAACTCATCAGCTTTAGCCTCATCTTGCTCGATAGCCTCGCGCACCATCATGTGACAGTAGTTAAGAGTAAACACCATCATTCGCCATGCCTCTGAGCTATTGCTCATGGACTCTGCTATTTCCATCAGTTGGTCAATTGAACTAGGGGTCTTGAATAAATCAGATTTGATAATCGGGTTTTTCATTGCATTCTCCATTTCTGCTCTGCACTATTGCGTCGCATTGGAATTAGTATAACACAAACTTTACATATACGGGGCTAGGCATACGACCCCCACCCCCCAGATTCCCAAATGGGTCCCCCCCGCGTCCTATACACCAAGACTTGCATAAATAACTGATATACTTCTCAAAGTCGCGGAGTCACCACGTGACATGAGAAGCCCCGCAAGGGGAACGGTGTATCTTGCAGTTGCCTCTCCTCCTTTAGACCCCCACCCCGGGGTCTTTTTTTATCCCTAACTTTGTACATAGGTGTTTTCCCTAATACCCCCCGGGTAGGAATCCTACCTCCCTATCAAAATACGTGGTATATTTCGTCAACTTTGGAGTGCCACTTCCCTCCCAATGCAAGACTTAATTCCAGAAATAGACTCTCATGTTCCGCTCCCGGCGTCTGCCGTTGACGCTATGCCCGAGCTGTCTCCGCGTGAAGAACTGGAAATGCGTGCAAGGACTGTTAAGCTTATAGCGGACCTAACAAACACGCCAATTGAACCAAATGAAGACGAACGCCAGCAGGCGGTAGAGATTGCCCAGAGCATGATGGGCGATCAAAAGCAAGTACCCACTCTGTCTACGTATCCAAACGCAACGATAGCCTATCTTGCGGGAATGGTGGCGCAGCACGACACTATGGTCGTGAAAGAGTTAGCTGACTTGAAGAAATTTGTGGTAAACAAGCTGGTGGCGGAGACCGATCACCCAGATGCCAAGGTGCGGCTCACTGCCTTACGTGCTTTAGGAGAAGTAGACGGGGTAGACGCCTTCAAGAGACGCTCTGAAATCACGCACAAACAACAATCTATGGAAGAAGTTGAGAAAGAACTGCTTGAAACCCTTGCCAAACTGGAAAAACGCACTGTTGACGTACAGATGGTAGAGGTTGTACGGTGAAAGTCAGTAGAGAACAGATTGAAACCCTAAAAAACCTCCTGCCAACAGCGTCAGCAGATGAAAAACGCAAGATTCTTGAGCTTATTAGGGTCTGGGATGCCCAATCTGTGCAGAATTTTGGTAAAGAGAGCCTCCTAGAGTTTGCAGATCACGTGTATCCCGGCTATAAAGTGGGTCCACACCACCGTAGACTAGCTAAAATCTTTGAAGACATAGCAAATGGCAAGAAAAAGCGAGTCATTGTCAATATTGCACCCCGTCATGGCAAGTCTGAACTGATTTCTTACCTAGCACCAGCATGGTTTTTGGGTAAATTCCCGCATAAGAAGGTCATTATGGCCTCCCACACGGCTGATTTGGCGGTAAATTTTGGTCGTAGAGTGCGAAATTTGGTGGGAATGGACAGCTATAAAGACATTTTTCCTACCGTAGAACTGCAATCTGACAGTAAATCTGCGTCAAGATGGGGTACAAATTCAAACGGCGAATACTTCGCTATTGGTGTTGGCGGTGCTTTGGCTGGTCGCGGAGCTGATCTTTTCATCATTGATGACCCACATTCTGAGCAAGACGCTAAAACTGGGCGAGCTGACGTCTTTTTACCTGCTTGGGAATGGTTTCAGTCTGGCCCTCTTCAACGTCTGATGCCTGGTGGCGCTATTATTATTGTGATGACACGGTGGTCAAAGCTAGATTTGACTGGTCAGATAGTTAGTCAGATGGGTCGAGAAGAAGGTGTAGATGGTTGGGAGATCGTTGAGTTTCCTGCAATCCTGAACGAGAAACCCCTGTGGGGTGAGTTCTGGACTATTGAGGAATTACTGTCTAAAAAGGCTGGTATGGACGTGCGTTACTGGGAAGCCCAGTATATGCAGAACCCTGTATCAGAAGAGGGCGCTCTAATAAAGAGGGAGTGGTGGCAGATATGGGATCAGGACAAACCACCTCCCAACTGCGAGTTCATCATCATGAGTCTTGACGCCGCCCAAGAAACAAACAACAGGGCTGACTACAACGCCTTGACAACGTGGGGCGTCTTCTTCAATGAAGAGTCAAAGAACTACAACATTATCCTGCTCAACGCTATAAAGAAACGTATGGAGTTTCCAGACCTTAAAAAGATGGTGCTGGACGAGTACAAAGAGTGGGAACCAGACGCTTTTGTAGTGGAGAAGAAGTCTAACGGAGCAGCACTGTATCAAGAGTTTAGACGTATGGGCGTGCCCGTAGGAGAGTTTACGCCGGGTAAAGGACAGGATAAGATTGCCCGTGTGAATGCTGTCTCTGATTTGTTCTCTTCAGGGATAGTGTGGGCACCAGACCGCAGATGGGCAAGAGAAGTTATTGAAGAGTGTAACGACTTTCCAAGCGGTGCAAACGATGACTTGGTTGACTCAACCACACAAGCTCTAGCACGTTTTCGTCAGGGGGGTTTCATTAGGTTACCAAACGATGAACCTGATGAAGTTGAGTATTTTAAAAGTAGCCGCAACGAGCGGTACTACACGGTTTAAGGACACAAAATGGCAACAAGTTCAATGGACAAAGGTTTGTACGCAGCTCCTCTTGGTATGGAGCAAGAGATGGATGCTCCTATTGAGATTGAAATTGAAGACCCTGAGTCAGTAAGTATTGGCATGGGTGACATAGAGATTGAGCTTCAGCCACGTAAGCAATCAAAGGGTAAAGATTTTGATGCCAATCTTGCTGACGAAATGGACGATGGAGATTTAGATTTACTTGGGTCTGAGTTAGTTTCTGACTTTGAAAAAGACGTAATGGATCGCAAAGATTGGATCAAAACTTATGTTGATGGCTTGAAACTGTTGGGCTTGCAGTACGAAGATCGAACAGAGCCTTGGCAAGGGGCTTGTGGAGTGTTTCACCCGATGTTGACAGAGAGCGTTGTACGTTTTCAAGCAGAGGGGATTATGGAAACATTCCCAGCAATGGGTCCAGTCAAAACAAAAGTTATTGGTGAAGAGACACGCGATACAGAAGAAGCTGCTATACGTGTACAAGATGATATGAACTATCAACTCACTGAGGTGATGACTGAGTATCGTCCTGAACATGAGAAGCTCTTGTGGTCACTACCCCTTACAGGTTCTGCGTTTAAAAAGGTCTACTATGATCCGAGTAAGGGCCGTCAGGTCGCGGTGTTTATTCCAGCAGAAGACATTGTTGTGCCGTATGGGGCAAGTAATTTGGAGACGGCAGAACGCGTAGCACACGTTATGCGTAAGACCGAGAACGAGGTCAAGAAGTTACAAGAAGCTGGGTTCTATCGTGATGTTGACTTAGGTGAACCCGGCTATGACATGGACGATATCGAGAAGCAGAAGGCCGAAGAAAGCGGCATGTCTGCTATACAAGATGATCGCTATCGCATTCTTGAAATGCACGTTGATTTGGATTTAAAAGGGTATGAGCACAAACGCAAGGGTAAAGAAACAGGGATTGCTTTACCTTATGTAGTCTCTTTAGATAAAGCAACTAATACTATATTAGCCATTAGGAGAAATTGGTATGAAGGAGACGAACTTCACCTCAAGCGACAACACTTTGTCCACTATCAGTACATCCCCGGATTCGGGTTCTACGGGTATGGTCTTATCCATCTTATCGGGGGCTATGCCAAGTCCGCCACCATGCTCATTCGACAGTTGGTGGATGCGGGCACTTTATCAAACCTACCCGGTGGCCTCAAGTCCAGAGGACTTCGCATCAAAGGAGACGACACCCCCATCCAGCCCGGAGAGTTTAGAGACGTAGATGTCCCAAGCGGATCAATCAGAGACAACATATTACCGTTGCCATACAAAGAGCCGAGTCAGGTTCTGTTTGCTCTATTCCAAAACATCGTAGAAGAAGGTCGCTCGTTTGCTTCGTCGGGCGATATGAACGTGTCTGATATGAGTGCGCAAGCTCCAGTCGGTACAACTCTGGCGTTGTTAGAGAGACAGTTAAAAGTGATGGGAGCAGTTCAAGCCCGCATTCACTTTACGATGAAGCAAGAGTTCAAACTTTTGAAAATTATCATTGCTGACTACACGCCTGATGAGTATGAATATGAGCCTGTAGACGGAGACCGTAAAGCCAAAAAGTCTGATTACGACATGGTGGACGTTATCCCCGTTAGTGATCCGAATGCAGCAACGATGGCGCAGAAGATTGTGCAGTACCAAGCAGTTATGCAGTTAGCTCAACAAGCTCCGCAGTTGTACGACTTGTCAATGTTGCACCGCCAAATGATTGAAGTGCTTGGCGTTAAGAATGCAGACAAGTTAGTCAAGACAGAAGACGACGCCATACCTGTAGACCCTGTGTCTGAGAACCAAGCGTTACTTACTATGAAGCCTGTCAAAGCGTTCATTGAGCAGAACCATCAGGCCCACATCCAAGTGCATATGGCGGCGATCCAAGACCCCAAGATTCAACAGATGATGCAGATGAACCCGCAGGCGCAAGCAATCATGGCAGCAGCTATGGCTCACATCAACGAGCATATGGCTCTGGAGTACCGCAAACAAATTGAGACGCGTATGGGCATGTCGTTACCCGGCGAAGAAAATAACAAAAAGATCACCCCTGAACAAGCGGATGAGATTGCTGTTATGTCAGCGCAAGCAGCTCAACAAATTCTTCAGCAGAACCAACAACAAGCTCAACAACAGCAGGCTCAACAACAGATGCAGGACCCATTGGTTCAGATGCAGATGCAGGAGTTGCAGATCAAGCAGGGCGAGTTGCAGCTTAAACAGCAGAAGCAACAAATTGATGCTGCGGCGAAAGCGGATCAGATTCGCGTTGAAGAGGCTCGTATTGAAGCCCAAAAAGAAATTGCAGCTATGCAAGTTGGTGCACAAGCCGCTGCAAATAAAGATAAAGCAGCGAGACAGCAAGAGACTGAAGGGATGCGTTTGGGCATTGACGCTGCCAAACACAAAGCGCAAATGGCTGTACAACAAGCCGCGCAAAGAGCTGCGCAAAACACCGGTAAACCACCAAATAAGGAGAATAGATGAACTCACAAGCGCTTACATATCTCCTCAAAGAAATTGACAAGTTACGCGAGGATCAAGCTATTTTTTTAAACGGTGGTGGCGCTAAAGATTTCGCCGAGTACCGGCACGTTTGCGGAGTTATTCGGGGTCTAACTCATGCAGATCAAATTGTCAAAGACCTTGCGAAAAAACTGGAGTATTCCGATGACTGAATTTGATGTCGCTGCGGTAGATTTGTCTGGCATTCTTAACACGAGTGCAGAGGATAAAGCGAAGCAGTTGCCTGATCCTAAAACCTTTCGACTTCTGTGCGTTGTCCCTGAAGCAATGGAAGAGTTTGCAGATAGTGAAATCGGTATTGTTAAATCAAACCAATCCATGCACTATGAAGAAGTACTGACCCCAGTACTATTTGTAGTAAAGCTAGGCCCTGACGCCTATACAGACACTGCCCGGTTCCCTAGTGGGCCGTCGTGCAAGGAAGGTGACTTTGTCATCGTCCGTCCCAATTCAGGAACCCGCCTGAAAATTCATGGTCGTGAATTCCGCATCATTAACGATGATTCGGTTGAAGCGGTTGTGGAAGATCCCCGTGGTATTACACGAGCAGCATAAGGAGTAACACATGGCAACGCAAAAGTTTGAAGATACCTACGAGTTTCCCGATGAGAAAGCAGAAAAAGCTGCTGAAGAGAAATTTGAAGTTGAAATTGAAGACGACACCCCAGAGGAGGATCGTGGTCGCAAGCCCATGAAGGAACCTGTTGAGGAAGTGACTGACGAAGAGTTAGCCACTTATGACGAAAAAGTCCAAAAACGAATTAAAAAGTTTACACGTGGATACCATGATGAACGTCGCGCCAAAGAACAGGCGTTTCGTGAACGTGAAGCTGCGGAAGACTTTGCTAAACAAGTTTTTACAGAAAACAAACGCCTACAACAACAGCTTTCTACAGGTAGCGAAGCCTACATTGAACAGTCCAGATCCGCTGCTCAAATTGAGTTAGATGCCGCCAAAGAGAAGTACAAAAAGGCGTACGAAGCTGCTGATCCAGACACAATTGTTGCAGCGCAAGAAGCAATTGCCAGAGCTACCCTCAAGATTGACCGCGCCGAAGGTATGAGGCCAATTAAGAATGAGGAAAAAGAATATCAACCTCCCGCGCGTCAGGCAGAAGAGCCTCCACGTGTATCGCCCCGCACTCAAAAGTGGGTTGATCGCAACAACGATTGGTGGGGAATTGACGACGAAATGACTATGACTGCAATGGGAATTGACAGAAAGTTACAAAAAGAGTATGGTGCGGATTATGTAGGTACTGAAGAGTACTTCAAAACCATCGACAAAACGATGCGCAAAAGATTTCCTGAACACTTTAATAGTGACCAGAGCTACGAGGAAGACGATCCGCCTCCTAAGAAAAGGGCGTCAGAACCGGAAGAGGAGTATGAAGATACACCACGCCGTGCAACACGAATTACTTCACCTGTAGCACCTGCTACACGGAGTACACCGCCTAATCGTATTCGTTTGAAAGCATCAGAAGCCGCAACTGCGCGTCGCCTTGGGGTGCCCATCGAAGAATATGCTAGACAGGTTGCTTTACTTAGAAAAGGATAAAAAATGGAAACTACCAAAACTGAAAAATCGCAAAATCGCTTGGATCGTGCGTTGGATAACCGTCAAGTTATGCAACGACCAACTTCATGGCGCGCGCCAGAGTCTTTACCTTCTCCAGATGATAGGTCCGGTTGGGCACATCGCTGGATTCGTGTCAGCATATTGGGTAGCAGTGATCCATCAAATATCTCATCTAAGTTACGTGAGGGATATGAACCCTGCAAAGCAGAGGACTATCCAGAACTCATGATGCACGCTTCCACTGACGGTCGCTTTAAAGGCAATATTGAAATTGGTGGGCTAGTACTTTGCCGTATCCCAGCTGAGTTTATGGAGCAACGTGACACTCACTTTGCAAAAATGAATAAGGCGCAAATGGATTCTGTAGACAACACCTACATGAAAGACAATGATCCACGGATGTCAAAATTCGCGGAAAGAACGTCCAAAGTAACATTTGGCACAGGTACTTAAATTTTTTTAAAAGGAGTCTTAAATGGCTTATCCCGCTGTATCAGCTCCGTATGGGCTGTTGCCGCAGAACTTAATTGGTGGTCAAGTATTTGCGGGTTCTACCCGTATGTACCCCATCCAGTACGGTTATGCAACCAACATCTTCTATGGTGATTTTGTTGTACTATCCCGTGGTAATGTAACCCGCGCTTCAGTTTCCACTGGCACTGGTTTAAACCAAACGGTTGGTATTTTTCTGGGCTGCACATTCACCAATCCTTTAACTAAGCAAAAGCAATTCAACCAATACTGGCCTGCAAGTACCCTCGCGGGTGACTGCCAAGCCTATGTATTGGACGACCCCGATGCTGTGTTTAAAGCGGTTGTATGTTCCGCCACTACTGTTGTTGCTTCTGCTGCTATGGCTATGATTGGTACTAACCTATCTGCCATTAACAATACGGGTAGCACAACCACTGGCAATTCTGCTAACGCAGTTTTAGCTCCTTCAGCTACTCCTGTAACAACCACCTTACCTTTGCGTTTGGTTGGCTTGGTACAAGAATCTGCTATTTCAGTAAGCGCAACTGGCTCTTCATCTTCTACAACGATTACCTTAACTGGTTCTGGTTTGCCTAGCGCAATCCCTGTTGGAACAGATGTAGCCTACGTTGCAGCAAATGGGCAAATCATTCAAACAGGTTCTTTTGTAACTACCGCAGCAGCCGCTGCCGACACATCAGTTACGATTAACGCTGCGATTGCAGTCCCCGGCAGTGTTACAGCTATCCCTAGCGCTTCCACTATTGTGTTCATCCAGTATCCTGAAGTCTTGGTTAAGTTTAACCAAGCATTGCATGGTTACTACTCTGCCACTGGCGCATAAGGAGCAACTAAATGGCTATTTCACGCGCACAACTACTCAAGGAACTCTTGCCCGGACTGAATGCTTTGTTTGGTATGGAGTACGCTCGCTACGGCGAGCAACACAAAGAGATCTACGAAACAGAGACCTCTGAGCGTTCTTTTGAAGAAGAAACCAAACTGTCTGGCTTCTCAGCCGCACCTGTCAAAAACGAGGGTTCTGCCATCGCTTATGACAATGCTCAAGAGGCATGGACTACCCGCTACAACCACGAAACCATTGCTTTGGGTTTCTCAATCACTGAAGAAGCGATTGAAGATAACTTGTACGACAGCTTGTCTGCTCGCTACACCAAAGGTCTGGCCCGTGCTATGGCGTATACCAAGCAGGTTAAAGCTGCTGCTACTCTTAACAACGGTTTCTCTGCCGCTTATGTCGGTGGTGATGGCGTTGCTTTGTTTAGCACTGCTCACCCCTTGGTTAACGGTGGAACCAACTCCAACCGTCCTTCCACTGCTGCTGACTTGAATGAAACTTCGTTGGAAAACGCTGTTATTCAAATCGCCGCATGGACAGACGAGCGTGGTTTGTTGATCGCTGCCAAGCCCAAGAAGTTGATTGTTCCCGCTGCATTGCAGTTCGTGGCTACCCGCCTGTTGGAAACCAACCTCCGTGTTGGCACTACCGACAACGACATCAATGCTCTGAAGAACAACGGTTCTATCCCTGAAGGCTACACCATCAACAACTACTTGACCGACACAAACGGCTGGTATTTGACTACTGATGTGCCCAACGGTCTGAAACATTTTGTTCGTTCACCCCTTGCTAACAGCATGGACGGTGACTTTGATACCGGCAACGTCCGTTACAAAGCCCGCGAGCGTTACAGCTTTGGTTGGTCTGACCCATTGGGAATGTTCGGTTCCCCCGGTTCGTCCTAAAAAGACTGAGAAGGGGGCCTTGTGCCCCCTTTTCTTTTGGTGTATATTGAACACATTCCGAGATTCATCGGCGTATCAAACAGGCTCGGCTGACCTCATGCAGATTGATACGCTACAACGCATGGAGAATTAAACATGGGATTCGCAACTCACCTTGGCCCTTGGTTGTTGGGCACTGTTAAAAACACAACTGGCACTACCGCTGGCACTATCCGTAACATGGGCGCGACTATGGTTGCGCAATCTAAATCCATTTTGTACACGGACGTTACGGCAGGTACGGTTGCTTTTACAATCCCTGCTGGTTCGCAAATTGTAGACGCTACGTTTAATACCACTGTTGCATATGCAACAACAACTCCTACATACGCCCTTTTTGTTAACGGTGTTGCAATCAACACAGCAGCTAACGGTAGCGTATATACAAACACAGGTATTGTTAACTTGTTGCTTGGCAATAACAACGCCGCAGGCGCAGTATTGTGTAACAACGTAGGTACAGGCGACGCAATCATTACATTTACACAGGCTAACGTCACCGCCACCTCTGGTGCTGGTTTCTTGACTGTGAGATATATTGTAAAAGACAGCGACGGTTCTGCTAATCCAAGCAACACTCAACAATAATTAATCATGGGGGCTTCGGCCCCCTCATAACAGGAGATTAATTATGCAACAGACAGACGTAAAAGCAGCGCACTTAACTGCCGCTGGTTCTTTTATATTAGGACGCACACGCCTCAAAGGTATTGTGGTCAGCCCTAAAGCTTCAACAGCCGCAACATTTGAGATTCGTGATGGCAGCGCCACTGGCGCTGTGCTGTTTACGATGGACATTGCCAGTGTTACCACACCCGTGAACTTCAGCATCAATATACCCGGTGAAGGTATTTTGGCAACTACAGGACTGCACCTGACAACCAGCGTTGGTACTGTTGTGGGCATTGAAGTGTTCTATGGCTAAGTCCCCAGCATGGCAACGCAAGGAAGGGAAGAATCCGAGCGGAGGCTTAAACGCCAAAGGTCGGGCTTCCTACAACGCAGCGAATCCCGGGAAGCCGGGGCTAAAAGCTCCTCAACCCAAGGGCGGCAGCAGGCGAGACTCCTTCTGCGCCCGTATGAAAGGGATGAAAGCGAAATTGACGAGCGCAGAAACCGCAAGGGATCCAGATTCGAGGATTAACAAGAGCCTACGGGCTTGGAACTGCGCTGATGGCGGGTATGTAACGGAGGCTGATGGCTGTGCTACCAGCGGCAGAACGAAGGGTAGGTTTGTATGACTGAGCAAACAGACACCGTAAAAAACGTGTTAGACATCGTGGCAGTATTTACCACGCTTGGCACATTTTTGGATTTACTTACTCCTGTATTCGGCTTGATCGGTGCGGTAGTTGGTGTCATGCGCATCTACGAGATGGCTACAGGTAAAGAGTTTTCCGCACTGTGGCGCAAAAAGAAAGACGACGATGCCAGCGACAAGTAAAAAGCAAAAAACCTTTATGGATGCTGTGGCCCATAACCCAGCGTTTGCAAAGAAAGTTGGAGTCCCCCAATCTGTGGGCAAAGACTTCAGTGAGGCTAGCAAAGGCATGAAGTTTGGTAGCGCACCTAAAACACGCGCAAATTCCCAGTCAATCAACAATCCTAAAACCAATCAAGGTGGACAGGAACTTTTTAAAAAAGGTGGAACTATGGCAACGAAAATGAACCCCGGCTTTATGGCGATGATAGCTAAGAAAAAAGCTGGAACCAGCAAAATGGCTGCTTTTGAAAAGTCTGGTAAAGATGTTGAAATGAAGGGCGTGAAAGAAGGCTCTAAGGCTGACATGGCTATGGACAAAAAGCAAATGACGATGAAAAAAGGCGGCGCTGCTAAGAAGATGGCTTCTGGTGGTTCAGCTTCTGCTCGTGCTGATGGCGTTGCCACTAAAGGCAAAACCAAGGGCAAAATGCTCGCTAAAGGCGGCAAAGCTTACTGCTAAAAGGAGCCAATCATGGCAAGAGCAAAAGATTTAGCGGGTCTGGCCGCACTTGGTTTTCTTGGGTACAAGTTATCTCAGCAAGGCAAGGGTGAGGATTCAACCTCCACTCGGGCAGCGCGTCCTGAGTCCACAGAGACTCGGGAAGAGCCACGCCGTAAGATTACCGACTACATAAAGAAGGCTCCCGAAGACGAAAATGGTAGCGTGCAAAGTGATGTGTTAAAAGCACTTACAGTCCCCAAAGCAGCGCCAAACGACAAAGCGCCTAGCCAAGGCGTTCTCCCACCAAAAACGGTAACGCCGCCTAAAGTAAAGCCAAAAGCTAAGGATCCAAACTATAGTAACGAAGGCCGTAACTCTGTTGCGCCAGCTGCTTCAATATCCGCAGACGCTATGAAAAATGCGTCTCGCGCAGCAGCGCGTAGAGCTAATTTATCCCCCATAGATCAAATCCCCGGACAAGATAGAAGCGGTCCAACAGGTGGTGAACGTGTCAGCGGCACTGAACTTAGTCGCAATCTTTCAAACACGGCGGCGGCGTTGACCCCGTTGACTGGCGGAGCATCAAAAGTTGCTACTGAATTTGCATTAGGTAACCGTGCGGCAAAAGCGGCTACAGCCGAAAAATTAAGCCCTGCTGGTCAACGCCTAAAGAACATGGAAGAAATTCGCAATGTGGCTATGCCCGGACGAAGAGATGCTGTAATGAATCCTTTGGCCCATGCTGGCGGTCCAAAAATGATGGAAAAAATTGCAGCACAAGAAGGTCGTGCTATTGAAGCTGAAGCCCGCGTCGCAGCGGCACAAGCAGCGCGGGAAGCAAAAACACTGAATCCAAATGCTTGGCTTGCTGGCCCAAAAGGTATGGCTGAAAACTTTCGTAGGGGTGGGGCAGTCAAGATGACCGCTTCCCGCCGTGGTGACGGTATCGCTTCACGTGGCAAAACACGTGGCAAGATTTGTTAAGGAAAAATCATGGCAACTAAATTTCCCCCCGGACAAGACATGGAGAACATCTCCCCTAAAGATTTAGAGGAGGCTAAGAAGTACACCAAAGAACGTAAGGCGTACAAAGATTCTTCCAAAATTGGGTCAGATGACGACGACGAAAATTATGGGCATGAAAGCCGTGGACAAGAAGCCGGTGTTGGAAAACGTCTTGTTTCTACAGCGTTTAAAGGTGCTGGTAAAGCGTTTGAGAAAATATTTGAAGCTAACGAGTATTTGGACAAAAAGTACGGCGAAAACGTCCCTGAGAATGAGCAAACAAAAGCTGGACGCCGAGCTTTGTTTGGCGAAAAGCCTGAAGTGCAAACAAAAGCCGCAAAGTATGTAACCAATACTCTGGGTAAACACTCTTATGCCAAAGGTGGCATGACAGCTTCCAGTCGTGCAGATGGTTGTTGCGTCAAAGGCAAAACTCGCGGAAAGATGGTGTAATCATGGCAACTAGACCAAGACGTGGGGATGATTTAACACCACTTGAAGGTGGTGGCGGCGGTGCTGGTGTTAGCGGTACTAAGTACAGCAACATGCCTTCTTTTAAGGGCAATGCCAACATAATGGATGACCTTAAAAAACTTACTAAAGACACGTCTCATCTCAAGGGCGGTGCAAAAAAAGCAACTGAACTAGCAACTGATCGCGCAATAAACAGGTTAGCTGTAAGAGCCACAGGCGCAGCAGGTGCAGGTGCAGCCGCCAAAACCCTGAGCGGCAAAGACGCTGTTGCAGATGACAAATCTAAAGAATCTGATGACTACGAAGATATGAGCGGGGCTGTTGACATAGATGTCTCAAACCCTACTGGCGTTGCTGGCAGGGGTATGAAAAAAGGTGGTATGACTGCATCCTCACGTGCTGATGGTTGTGCTCAACGGGGTAAAACCCGTGGAACGGTGATCTGATGATGGCCTCTCGTGGCATGGGCGCAATCAACCCCAAGAAGATGCCGGGGAAAAAAGTCATCCACCGTAAAGACAAACCACAAGATGTGGATATGTATGCGGAGGGTGGCAAGGTCAATGCTGCGGGAAATTACACCAAACCAAGTCTGCGTAAGCGGATTGTGTCTCAGGTTAAGGCAGCGGCAACACACGGTACTGGCGCAGGTCAGTGGTCGGCAAGAAAAGCGCAGTTGGTAGCTAAGAAATACAAGGCTGCTGGCGGGGGATACAGAGATTGAAAGCGCCGCAGACTTCCCTTAAAAACTGGGGTGACCAAAAATGGAGAACCAAAAGTGGTAAAAAATCTTCTGACACAGGTGAAAGATACCTTCCTGAAGCTGCGATCAAAAGTCTTAGCCCTGCTGAGTACGCTGCGACAACACGTGCAAAACGTGCTGGCAAAGCTAAAGGGAAGCAGTTCGTAGCTCAACCCAAAACAATCGCAAAGAAAACGGCAGGATTTAGATAATGGCAAACACTTCCGGTGCAACCAGCTTTAACCTTGACCTCACTGAGCTGGTCGAGGAGGCGTTTGAACGCGCTGGTGGTGAGCTTCGCACCGGATATGACCTGCGTACAGCTAGACGCAGTTTAAACATCATGTTTGCTGACTGGGCAAACCGTGGCATTAACCTCTGGACAATTGAGACCGGCATAATTAATCTTGTTCAGGGGCAGAACACCTACCCGCTGCCTAACGACACCATTGATTTACTTGAGCACGTTATACGTACTGGTGGCAACGTAGCCGCAACTCAGGCTGACTTAAGTATCACTAGGATTAGTGTTTCTACCTATGCCACGATACCCAACAAGATTCAACAAGCCAGACCTATTCAGGTTTGGATTCAACGCTATAACGGACAGACTTCTCCTGTAGCCGCTACGCTGACAACAACAATTACATCTACAAGTACATCTATTGTGCTGAATGATGTAACGGGCTTACCCGCCGCTGGGTTTGTCAAAATTGATAACGAAATTATCAATTACAGTTACATCACACAGAATACAAACGCTGTCACGGGGACTTTGTATAACTGTTTCCGTGGTCAACAAAACACAATTGCAGCGGCGCATACGGCTGCGGCTACCGTCTATTGGCAGCAAGTTCCAGCAGTCACCGTTTGGCCTACCCCAGACAATGCACAGACCTATCAATTTGTGTATTGGCGCTTGCGACGCACCCAAGACGCAGGCGGCGGTGTCAATATCATGGATGTGCCTTTCAGGTTTATCCCCTGTATGGCGGCTGGCCTGTCGTATTACATCGCCGCAAAGATTCCAACTGGCGCAGAGCGTATCCCATTCCTTAAGTCTCAGTATGACGAGGCGTGGGAGCTTGCCGCCTATGAAGATCACGAGAAAGCTGCTTTGAGACTTGTACCCCGTCAAACCTACATTGGGAGGTAGTCGTGGGTAATCGTTACGCCTCTGGCAAGAATGCAATTGCTGAGTGTGATCGGTGTGGGCAGCGGTTTAAACTGAAGATTCTGAAGACCGAGATCATTAAGACAAAACAATATAACTTGTTGGTTTGTCCTGAGTGTTGGGATCCAGATCACCCTCAGTTGCAGTTGGGGATGTACCCTGTAGACGACCCACAGGCTTTGAGAAATCCTAGACCTGACCGCAGTTATGTGATTTCAGGTTTACTGGCAGATGGTGAGTTGGGTGGTGGTAGCCGAATCTTTCAGTGGGGCTGGAATCCCGTTGGTGGAGCAAGTGGGTTTGACACTCTTTTAACACCAAATAACTTGGTGTTGGCGGTAGAAATTGGTACAGTAACGGTTAGCGTAACTTAGGAGTTCAAGATGGACACAAAGCAGGTAAAAAAGATTGCTGACACAGAGGTGAAAGCCCATGAGAAGCGTATGCACAAGATGGCAAAAGGCGGTGTTACAGGCGAAGCCATGCAGAAATATGGTCGCAACATGGCTCGTGCTATGAACCAACGCGGCAACGCAAGGGGTAAATAATGGCTAAATTCAGCGACAAACGAATGGGCAAAGAAGTTGGCAATGCCGCTGTCTACGCCAAACCGCACACCATGACTGGCAAAGCTGTGGGTATTGAACCCAACCCCGGCAAAATGCCAAACCGCAGCAAAGCCGACACAGTCAACATGAGCATTGGCGCTATCAGCAAAGCTGCTGGCGATGAACAAGTCAAGACAACTGGTATCAAAATGCGTGGTACTGGCGCGGCTACCAAAGGCTTAATGAGTAGAGGCCCGATGGCATGAACTACACGACGTTGTATAACACGATTCAGACATACACGGAGAATCAGTTCCCCGATGTATACCTTGCGAGCGGGAGTACTGTATCTGCAACCACGCAGATCAATACCTTCATCACGCAAGCTGAACAACGTATATACAACTCAGTTCAGTTCCCGTCTATTCGTAAGAGCCAATACTCCCCAATTACTGCAAACAACAAGTACATATCTTTACCGAATGACTTCTTGTCTGTTTATTCCTTGGCGTTGGTAACGGGTGTAACTAATGCAAACTTGGATACAGGCACGTTTGAGTACTTACTCAACAAGGATGTGAACTTCATCAGGCAAGCATACCCAACCCCAAATGACACGGGCGAGCCAAAATACTATGCTTTGTTTGGCCCAACAATTCTCAATTCAGCAATTACAACTGAGTTGTCTCTTATTCTTGGCCCAACACCTGATGCTACGTATTACGTAGAGTTGCACTATTACTACTATCCCGAGTCAATCGTCACGGCAACTACAACTTGGCTTGGTGACAATTTTGACACCGTCCTGTTGTATGGCGCACTGGTAGAAGCTGCAACCTTTATGAAGGCCGAGACCGACATGGTGGCTTTATATAATGGAAAATACACGGAAGCTCTTGCACTGGCTCAACGCCTTGGTGACGGACTAGAAAGATCTGATGCGTATCGTAGTGGACAGTATCGTCAAGCGCCTTTGCCGCAGAATAACGGGGTGCGTTGATGGCTTTTACAGGCAACTTCTCCTGCAATATCTTTAAGACTGGGTTGATGAACGGCACATTCAACTTTACTTCGGGAACATTCTATATTGCACTTTATACCAATGCAGCCACGCTTGATGCGTCTACCACGGCTTATACAGCTACGGGCGAGGTTGTGGCTTCTGGGTACACGGCTGGTGGGTTGGCACTCACGATTGCGCAAACTCCCACGGTAGGCAACTCAGGCAGCACCGCCTATATCTCGTTTGACAACGCGGCTTGGACTTCGGCACTAACCGCTCGCGGTGCTTTGATTTACCAAAGTGGCGGCGGAAACCCCGCAGTTTGCGTACTTGATTTTGGCGCAGATAAGACTTCAACTGCAACATTCACGGTACAGTTCCCCGCTGTATCAAACACTTCAGCAATTATAAGGATAGCGTAATGGCACTTGTAACCACAACCAAAGGCGACATGGACGACTCTCTACTTGAAAAAAAAGAGGGTTCCGTTGATAATGACAACGAGTACACAACTTGGGTTGAGTATTGGTTAGATGGCGAACTTGTCCACCGTTCGGCACATGTTCAGTTAAAGAAAACCGTAACGCTCACTAGCTCAGTGGCATCTTTTTAAGGAACTATCGTGGCAAACACCCAATCAATGTGCACTTCGTTCATGAGCGAGCTAATGCTTGGTCAACACCAGCTTGGCACTTCAACGCTTGTCTCTCGCACCAGCCTAACCTCGCCAACTACAGATACTCTTAAAGCGGCTTTGTATTTGACGACAGCGACAATTAATGCGGCAACCACTGTTTACACCGTAACAGGCGAAGTGTCTGGCACTAACTATACCGCTGGTGGTATTACCGTAACAAATGCAACAGCGCCAACCTCAACCAACACATCGGCGACAGCGGGCGTGGCGTATTGGACGCCTTCAGCTAGCTTTACTTTTACAACAGTGACTTTGGCAACGGCGTTTGACTGCGTGTTGTTGTACAACTCGACTCAAAGTAATAAGGCCATCAGCGTTCACACGTTTGGCTCACAGACTATTACGGCGGGTTCGTTTTCGCTCACAATGCCTGCAAACACAACATCAGCAGCGTTAATTCGCTTGGCTACAACTTAACTCGAAGCGGTGTAGGCCGTAATGTTTGGCATATCCGCATTTGCAGAAGCTCCATTTTCTGCGCTCAATCAGACGTTAGTATCTACTCCGCTGACGGGGGTATCTGCGAATGGGGCGGTTGGGACTGTTTCTCGCGGGGCTACGTCATTTGCGTTGTCAGGAGTTGCGGCTTCAGGTCTTGTTGGGGTAATAACTTACGAACAAGGCCCAGCGCTTTCTAACGATGCGGCAGCAGGCTTAGTTGGCACAGTTGCTCCCAGTATCACGGTTGCGCTATCAGGTGTGTTTGCATCTGGGGCGGTTGGTACGGTATCTTTTGTAAAAGATTTTGCGTTAACAGGAGTTTCAGCATCAGGAAATGTTGGAACCGTTGTGGCTTTAAAATCATTTGCTTTGTCTGGAGTTCAAGCAAGCGGGAGTGTTGGAACTGTTTTTCCCGTTTACTGGATTTTGGTCAATACTTCTCAAACATCCAACTGGGTTTTAGTTGAGACAGATTAAGGATACATATGGCTTTAGTTCTTGCAGACCGCGTAAAAGAAACCACCACTACAACTGGTACGGGAACTATTACGCTTGGCGGCGCTTCCACAGGGTTTCAATCCTTTGCAGTAGTTGGTAATGCCAACACAACTTACTACACCATCGCAGCCCAAATAGGCAACGAGTGGGAGGTGGGCATTGGCACATACACCGCTTCGGGAACGACCTTGGCTCGGACAACTGTTTTAGCAAATAGCTCAGGAACACAGCCTACAGCACTTTCGTTTTCTGCTGGCACTAAAGATGTTTTTGTAACCTACCCTGCTGGCAAGTCAATTAATCTTGACGCTTCTGGCAACTCTACTGCTCTAGGCGTTCCGGTCTCTGCGACTCTGACCAACGCAACTGGTTTGCCAATATCCACTGGCGTGTCTGGGCTTGGCACAGGTATAGCTACGTTTTTAGGCACACCTTCAAGTGCCAATCTTGCTGCCGCTGTAACAAATGAAACTGGCACTGGCTCTTTGGTATTTGCTACAAGCCCAACTCTTGTAACTCCTATTTTGGGTACGCCAACTAGCGTTACATTGACTAACGCAACAGGTCTTCCAATATCCACTGGCGTCAGTGGCTTAGGCGCTAACGTAGCAACTGCTTTAGCTGTAGCCGTGGGAACTGCTGGCGCTCCTGTTATCAATGGCGGTGTATTAGGAACACCAAGTAGCGGAACAGCAACTAACTTAACGGGATTGCCCTTGTCCACGGGCGTGACTGGCACTCTTCCAGTAGCTAACGGCGGCACAAGCTTGGCTACCCTAACAGCCAACAACGTCATCTTGGGCAACGGTACATCTGCTCCTTTGTTTGTAGCGCCCAGTACGAACGGCAATGTACTGACAAGCAACGGTACAACTTGGCAATCAACCGCGCCTGCGGCTTCTGGTGTATCTCAAGCGAAGGCAACGGCAATCGCAATGGTCTTTGGTTTTTAAGGAATTATCATGGCAAATCCAAATCTTTTCGCCGCGACCACAGCGTCAGGCACAACAACTTATTACACCCCTTCGGGTACAGCCGCAGTTGTTCTTGTGCCCAACGCCGCGTCGAGCGGTCAGGTGTTTAAGATCAATCAGATTGTGGCGGCTAACACCACGGCTACCGCAGCAAATGCGACTGTGGCTGTGTATAGCAACGGCGCTGTAGCTCAAGGTTCTGCCCCGTCGGGCGGTACTGCATACCCTATTGTGTCTGCTGTATCTGTGCCTGCTAATGCTTCGCTAATTGCAGTTGACAAAACAACCGCTGTCTACCTGATGGAAGGTACGTCAATCTCAATCACTTCAGGTACAGCCAGCGCAATTACATACACAATCTCCTACGAAGTCATCAGTTAAGGTGTAGCACCATGAGTATGCGCTACCAAGGAGGGTTTTTAACGGCTTCATACTTTCCGTTGCTGGTTCCTGACGCGCCTACGATTGGCACAGCTACGGCTTCCGCTGGTCAAGTGTCTACAACATTTACAGCGCCTGCTAATATAGGTGGTGGCGCAATCACTTCGTACATTGCTGTTGCTAAAGACTCTTCAAGTGGCGCAGTGTTTACAAACACTGGCGCATCTTCACCTATTGTTGTGACTGGACTTACAAATGGAAATACATATACAGTAACCGTAGCCGCAACAAACGCTTATGGGACTGGCCCAAGAAGTGCGGCAAGTAATAGTGTTACTCCCGTTTATTCAGGGCCTTCTACTGTCGAGTATCTTGTAGTTGCTGGCGGTGGTGGTGGTGGTAATAGGGTATATAGTGCTGCTGGTGGTGGTGGTGGTGCTGGTGGCTATAGAACAGCATCAGGATTTTCTGTTGCATCTGGTTCTCCCATTACAGTAACTGTTGGCGCTGGTGGCGCTAGTCAAGTAAGCGGTAATGATTCTGTTTTCTCTACTATTAGTTCTGCTGGCGGTGGTAAAGGTGGATTTTACACAGGAGGTGGAACTTCTAACGCTAGTGCTGGTGGTTCTGGGGGTGGCGGTAACGGGTCAAATACTGGTGACAATGTTGCTGGTGCTGGAAATACGCCATCAACATCCCCATCACAAGGTAGCAATGGCGGTAATGGATTTAATAGTTCAGATTTTTCTGCTGGCGGTGGCGGCGGTGCTTCTAATGTTGGTTCTGCTGGAACAATAAATACAGGTGGAAGTGGTGGAGGGGGTACAGCATCATCTATTTCAGGTTCATCAGTAACTTATGCTGGTGGCGGTGGTGGAGGCAGAGGTTCTAATAATGTAGGTAGCGCTGGAACTGGTGGTTCTGGTGGTGGCGGCAATGGTGGGAGCCAATCATCAGGTTCTAACGCTACAACAAATACTGGTGGTGGTGGTGGTGGCGCAGCAGGTGGCGGGACTTATGTAGGAGGATCAGGAGGTTCTGGTATTGTGATTATTCGCTACGCTGACTCTTTTTCTGCTGCCTCTGCAACTACAGGCTCTCCAACAATAACAGTGGCTGGAGGCTATCGTGTGTATCAGTGGACTTCTTCTGGTTCAATTACCTTCTAAGGACTAGATATGCCTAATTATTCTGGTATTTGGACACGTACACAGCAGATGCAAGCCAAAGGGCAAAGTCTTTGGCCTGCCGCCATTTTAGTTGAATACCTAGTTGTTGCTGGCGGTGGCGGTGGTACATCTGCATTTGGCGGCGGAGGCGGCGCTGGTGGATTTAGAACCGCATCAGGCTTTGCTGTTTCTATTGGTTCAGCAATTACTGTCACAGTTGGCGCAGGTGGCGCAGGGGGTGCGGCGGCTATACAAAGCCAAGGCTTTGTTGGAAATGATTCTGTTTTTTCTTCTATTACCTCAACAGGTGGTGGCTACGGCGGAGTTCAGGGTCAATCTGGCGGCACAGGAACTGGCGCTGGTGGTTCTGGTGGTTCTGGCGGCGGTGCTAGTTACGCTCAAAGCGTAGGTTCTGGAAATACGCCATCTACAAGCCCATCTCAAGGAAACAATGGCGGTGGAAGTGTTTTTTCTGGGGCTTTTGGTGGTGGCGGCGGCGGCGGCGCAAGCGTTGTTGGAGTTGATGGAACAGCTTCTTCTGGTGGTAATGGGGGCGCTGGTACTGCCTCATCAATTACTGGGTCAAGCGTAACTTATGCTGGTGGTGGGGGTGGAGGTACTTATTACTCTGGTGGCCCATATACTCCGGGTACTGGTGGCGCTGGCGGGGGTGGAAATGCTGGAGCGTATAGCACATCTTCTCCAGTAGGAAATACTGGTGGAAATGGAACTGCAAATCTTGGCGGAGGCGGCGGTGCGGCTATGCGCGGAAGCGATAATGCTTTTGACTATAAAGCTGGTGGCGCAGGCGGTAGTGGTGTAGTCATCATTTCATCCCCTGTAGCGGCGGCATCAACCACAGGATCACCTACAGTCACAACCAGCGGCGGCAACACCATCTACACATTTAACTCCTCCGGTTCAATCACATTCTGAGGCACAACATGGCACATTTTGCACAAGTAGAAAACGGCATCGTCACCCAAGTTATTGTGGCTGAACAAGATGTTATTGACTCTGGCTTGTTTGGTACAGGCTGGGTTCAGACTTCATACAACACACATGGTGGTCAGCACCCTGAAGGTCGTCCACTGCGTAAGAACTACGCTGGTGTAGGTTTTACCTATGATGCCCAACGTGATGCATTCATCCCTCCACAGCCATATGCTTCTTGGTTGCTAGATGAGCAGACTTGTCTGTGGAATGCCCCAACACCAATGCCAACAGACAACAAGCGTTACACATGGGATGAGCCAACAACATCATGGGTTGAGGTGATTAATGTCTAATCAGTACCCCGGCGGGATCATCACCAAGAACCCAGCGACTCCGACTGGGCCTTACGAAACAGGTGCGGCTCCCGGCATTTGGACTCTGACCCAACAAGCTGGTTATAAACAGCAAGGGGTATGGCCTATTGCGGGAAATGCTGTGCCTTATATTGAAGATATGTTCCAAACTTATCTTTATACGGGTAATGGCACTACAAACACAATAACCAATGGCATTGATTTGTCTACGAAAGGTGGCTTGGTTTGGATGAAAAGCCGTAGTAACGCTTTTTATCATGGTCTTTATGACACAGTAAGGGGTACTGGAACAGGTACATCTCTTTATTCAAATACAACTGAAGCACAAGGAACAAACTCTACAAACCAAAATTTAACTGCTTTTAACACTACTGGTTTTACGCTTGGTGCAACATCATCAACCAATGCAATTAACGGTAGTGGCGATTCACTTGTCTCATGGACATTCCGAGAGCAGCCTAAGTTTTTTGATGTTGTGACGTATACGGGGGATGGTGTTGCGGGTAGAACTGTTGCACATAATCTTGGTTCAACGCCGGGATGTATTATTGTCAAGAATACCAGTGCTTCTGGGGATTATTGGAATGTTTATCATAGAAGTCTTGGTGCAACTAAAGCCTTGTTCTTAAATGACACACAAGCCGCAGGAACATATGCTAATGTCTGGAACAACACAGAACCAACTTCTACAGTTTTTTCATTAGGCACATCTGGAGAAGTAAATAGAAATGGAAATTCGTTTGTCGCCTACCTATTCGCCCATGACGCAGGAGGCTTTGGCCTGACGGGTACAGACAATGTGATTAGCTGTGGGACTTGGACTGGTAACACAACGGTAAATCTTGGATATGAACCACAATGGGTGCTAATTAAAAGAACGGACTCTACTAGCAATTGGTTTCTTTTAGACGTAATGCGTGGTTGGACAGCAGGGGGTATTTTAAACTTTCTATTGCCAAATTCTTCAGCGGCTGAATCTACAGATGCACAGCCATATTTGACCCTAAACTCAACTGGTTTTGCCCCCGGTTCAGATACCTATTTTCAAACCGGAACATTTATCTACATAGCCATACGCCGTGGCCCGATGAAAGTGCCTACTACGGGTACGAGTGTGTTTGACCCAGAGGCGTACACTGGAAATAGCACGTCTGGGCGAGTGATTACAACAAGCAATCTTCCAGATTTAACAATTACAAAAGCCAGACCCTCTGGATCTTATTGGCCTGTGTGGTTTGACCGACTGCGAGGTGGCGCTCAGATTTCCAGCAACAACACAGACGCTGAAACGGCGCAAGCTAGCAACTATGCTGGTTACATTTCTGCCTATGGCAATTTAGGTTACACACTTACCAGCGGCAGTGGAGGACTTGGATCGTTAAACGATCCGCAAGCGTATATTGGCTATGCGTTTAGCCGAGCCCCGTCGTTTTTTGATGAGGTTTGCTATACAGGTACGGGAAGTACAAGGACTGTGACGCATAACTTAGGCGTTACACCTGAGTTAGTAATAACAAAATCTAGGTCGCAAGCATTGGGTTGGGTAGTTTGGACTACTAGTTTAACAAGCACAAACTATTGGATTCGTCTTGATGACACAATGGCTCAAACAAATTCACCAACTGGGTATGGCGGAACTTTTTCAGCTAGTAATTACACCATTGCTAACGCAGGCCCATACAATGCATTAAATAATACTGGGTCAACTTACGTTGCCTACCTCTTTGCAACTTGCGCTGGTGTTTCTAAGGTAGGTTCATACACAGGCAACGGTTCAACACAGACTATCAACTGTGGTTTTACGGGCGGAGCAAGGTTTGTACTTATCAAACGTACTGACTCAACTGGCGATTGGTACGTTTACGACACGGCCCGTGGCATGACGGTGTTGACAGACCCGTACTTGTGGTTAAACAGCGCAAACGCTGAAGTGGCTACGCTAGGCTCTGTGACCACCGTTGCTACGGGCTTTGCGCTTAACTCAACCATTTTGGCGGCTATCAACACAAACGCGGCAAGTTATATTTTTCTCGCAATCGCATAAGGAATCATCATGCAAATCAGAATCAGAGAAACAGGCGCAGTTGTATTTGACAGCGAGTTTCGCATCTACGCCCAAACACAGGGAGCCGTTTTTGGCACACCCTTGACCGAGGAGTTTATTAATCAGTACGGTGGCGACATTGTCTTTGAAGGCCCACAAGCTACAGGCGGCACGGTCTATCAGTACAGCCAACGCTCTGGCGTAGAGCAGCTTGAAGGTAAGTGGTACACCAAGTACATCCTTGGCCCAGTGTTCACAGACGGAGAAACAACAGCCGTTGAGCAGGAAACTGCCTACAAAGCAATGAAAGACGCAGAGCAGGCTAAATCTATACGCAACTCACGTACAGAAAAGCTCAAAGACAGCGACTGGACACAGATTGCCGACAGCACTGCTGATAAAGTGGCGTGGGCTACATACCGTCAAGCACTGCGCGACATCACGGCGCAAGCAGGTTTCCCTTGGACAATTGACTGGCCTGTCGTACCATAACCCCCATAAGGATAAATCATGAGCAGTACATATTCAAACAGCCTTCGGGTCGAGCTTATTGGCTCTGGCGACCAAGCCGGTACATGGGGAACCACTACCGACAACAACTTTGCCTATATTTTTGATTCGGCAATTGCGGGGATTAACACGGTAACGGTTACCTCAGTAAACCAAGCTCTGACGTATATAAACGGTCCAACGTCCACTGCGGCACTGAATCAGTCTATTTACGCCATTTTAAAATTTAACAGCGCGGCTGCGGCCTCTGCTATCTACGCCCCGCCTGTATCTAAGCAATACATCATATGGAACAACAGCAGTTTTACAATCACCATTTACAACTCAACCGTTATTGGTAACACAACTGCTGCCGGTGCTGGGATTGCTATTGCAGCTGGCGGTAAGGTCATGGTTTGGTCAGATGGGACAGACTTCTATGATGTCCAAGCCCAAAGCTTTACCGGTGTATTGCTTGGAGCCAACGGCGGTACAGGTGTAGCAAACACAGGCAAAACAATCACGCTTGGTGGCAACCTAGTAACCTCCGGCGCGTTTGCAACAACACTTACATCGACCGGCACAACAACAGTTACTTTACCCACTACGGGTACATTGGCTACATTGGCTGGCACAGAAACGCTAACCAATAAAACAATCAACGGGGCAAGTAACACAATTACCAATGTCAGTTTGGCATCGGGCGTGACAGGAACGCTTCCTGTTGCCAATGGTGGTACGGGAACCACTTCTCCTAGCATTGTTGCAGGATCAAATATCACAGTAAGCGGCACGTGGCCCAATCAAACCATAAACTCTACAGCTAGTGGTGGTGGCGGTACTGTTACTTCTGTTAGTGGTACAGGTTCAGCTAATGGGTTTTCTTTAAGCGGTACTGTAACTTCAACAGGTAATTTAACATTAAGCGGTTCACTTAGTAGTATTACCCAGAATGTAGGTATAACGGATGGAGTTGGAATATATACTGGAGGTGCAACTGGCTTTATATTTGGAAACAGTAGTCAAGGTTATCCCAACGCTGTTATTCCTCCAAGTCCCGCTACTTACACTCTTGGTCGAAGTGGGCAGACTTGGTCAACAATTTATATTCAAACCGCTGCGGTTGTTGGTTCTGATGAACGAGATAAAATTGTCCTTGGCCCAACTCTTGGATTAGAGTTTATTACTCGGTTAGAGCCGGTACAGTACAAATTAAAAGTTGGTGGGTATGATGTAAAAGTTATTCCAGATACTAACCCTCCAGAATTCGATAACACCCCAATTCCGGGACGTCGTATTCACTATGGAATGTTGGCCCAACAAGTTAAATCCGTTATTGACGAGTTACAACTTCCAGATTTTGGGGGTTGGGTTTCTAAAACCCCCGCAGACCCCGAAGCAGAGCAGGCATTACGGTACGAGGAATTTATTGCTCCTATGATTAAATCAATTCAAGAACTTAAAGCACTGGTTGACGCACAAGCAGCGCGTATCGCCATACTTGAGTCTAGATAAAACATGTGGATCCTCTCAGCATCCTCTTTGCCGCTAACGCTTGCGTTGCTGCTATCAAGCAGGGGTGTAAGCTTTACAAAGACGCTAAAACGTCTTTCATGGAGATCAAGAAGACTGTCGATGAGGTTGCATCAGATGTCAAAGCAGTCAGAGGATTCTGGGCAAAGCTCTTCGGAACAGCGCCCACCACAAGCTCCAAGCCTGTGGCGAAAAAGAAGGAAGCCTACGTTGCCGTTGACGAAACCCAAGTCATGGCAGACATTGTTGTCCAACTTTCGACGTTCTTTAAGTTGCAAGAACAACTTGCTGACCACATAAGGGAAGAGGAAGAGAAGAGCAGAACTGTCTACGACCCCGATGCTAACTTAATGGAAGCCGCCCTGAAGCGGGTGATGGCTCAAGACCAGATGGCGCTGTTGGAGACGGAGATCAGAGAGGCGATGGTGTACGGCGCTCCAAAAGAGATGGGGGCTTTGTATTCCAAAGTGTTTGATATGCGGGATGTCATCAAGATCGAGCAGGACAGGGCAAGGAAGAAACGGGATGATGAGTCATGGCAACGCAAAGAGGAGGAGCGGCTCCTAAAAGAAAGGCAGGCGTATCTGCTGGCGACTATCCTATTCCTCCTATATATGTGGTTGCTCCTCGGCCTCTTAAGCAGGATTGGGAAATAGTCATGGGTTGGATTGCCGCTTGTTTGCTTATAGTAGCGCTGTTACCTCTCCTTGGGATGTTGTATCTGGATGTGCTAGAAACAAAGCACGAAGCCAAGATTCAGATTGAAAAGATGGAAAAACTGCGTAGAGAAATTGAAAAGGAAAAACGAGATGATTCCAATAGTCGCATCCCTCCTAGGTAGCCTTGCCCAAAACGGCCTTACGCTGCTGTCGTCTGCTATCCAAGCCAAGGGCAAAGAGGTGGTTGAGAACACACTTGGCGTGAAAATCCCCGACAACCCAACCGCAGAAGATGTCAGTAATCTGCGCCAGCTTCAGTTTGAGCATGAGGAAAAGCTCCTTGAATTGGGTATTGAGAAAGCCAAGCTAGAGTTAGCTGAACTTGATCTATTGGCAAAAGCTGCACAAAACGATGCCGACAACATTACCGACCGCTGGGAATCGGACATGGCTTCTGACTCTTGGTTGTCTAAGAACATCCGACCCATGAGCTTGATTGCTATCTTTTCTGGCTATTTCCTGTTTGCCATGATGTCAGCTTTTGGGTACAACGCTAATGAGTCCTACGTCACTTTATTGGGTAACTGGGGAATGCTGATTATGGGTGCTTACTTTGGCGGCAGGACTGTTGAGAAACTTGCAGAAATGAGGAAGAAATGAGCCTTAACACTGAACAAGCTGCATTTTTGCTGGACATGTGTAAGCTAATCCAGTACGCTACAGACCAAGGGTTTGTGGTGACCGGCGGGGAACTGGCCCGTACACCCGAACAACAAGCCATTTATTTTAAGACGGGGCGTTCCAAGACCATGAATTCCATCCATCTAAAACGGTGCGCCATAGATTTGAATTTTTTCAAGGATGGAAAGATCATTTGGGATAAAGCAATCCTTGCTCCACTAGGTGCGTATTGGGAGTCCCTGTATCACAAGAACCGCTGGGGCGGCAACTTTAAGTCTTTGGTGGATTGCCCTCATTTTGAGCGTAATGTAGGTTAAAGATGCCCTTACAAAAATTGCAATTCAGACCCGGTGTAAACAGAGAAAGCACCACGTATGCCAATGAGGGCGGGTATTACGCATCCAACAAAATTCGGTTTCGTTCTGGTCAACCAGAAAAAATTGGCGGTTGGGCAGCTGATATTGGAACAAATAATTCTGCCTTAAAACCAACTACGGGAAAGATTTGGGGTGTCTGTCGTGCGTTGTGGAACTGGCTTAACCTGTCAGGTTACAACTTGTTGGCTCTTGGTACAAATTTAAAATATTACATTCAAAACGGTACAAACGGTCCATACTTTGACGTAACGCCAATACGTACAACCACTTCAGCAGGGGAAGTTACCTTTGCCGCCTCTACTGGCTCAACAACAATTACCGTTACCGACGCAGGTCATGGCGCGCAAACTGGCGACTTTGTAACTTTTAGCGGCGCTATTGCTCTAAGCACTCAAACATATACAGCAAATGCGGGTACAGATAAAATTACTTTTACCACAGCGCTTGCAAATGGGACAACACTACAGTTATTTACAACAAGTGCAGCGCCAGCGGGTCTGGCAACCGGCACTACCTATTACGTTGTTAACAGCGATACGCCAACAGCCTCTTGTAAGCTTTCACTAACCTCTGGCGGCGTTGCAATTGACATAACTGGAACGGGTACAGGCACTCAAACTTTTGCGCTTACGACAGGGATAACAGCCACCATACTTAACGCTGAGTTTCAAATTACATATCTATCAAGCAATACATACTCTATAACATCTCTAGTTGCAGCTACTGCAAACGACTCAGGCAATGGCGGAGCGTCCGTAATTGGCACTTATCAGATCACAACAGGTAACGCAACTTTTACTCAGAACGTAGGTTGGGGCGCTGGTACTTGGGGCGGTATTGTTGTGGGTACAGCTACCACTGCGGTATCGGGCGGCACGCTGTCAAACTCCAATACTACGGTAACCGTAACTTCAACAACTGGGTTTTCTACGCCAACTGGCACTCTGTTGATTGACCAAGAGACAATTACCTACACTGGTACAACAGGCACAACATTTACAGGGTGTACTCGCGGAGTCAACGGCGCGGGTTCCGGCGCGGCTGCTACTCATACAAACGGTACAGCAGTTGTTCAGTCAACCACATTTACTGGTTGGGGCGCTGCGGCTCCTGCTGGTCAAGGTATTGGTCAACAGCTTCGTACATGGAGCCAGTCAAACTTTGGCGAGGACTTAATCTTTAACCCCCGTGGCGGTGCGCTGTATTACTGGGCAGTTAATTCTACTAACCCAACGATTTTTGATAGGGGTACTATCCTCACTACCGGCGATACTCCAGATATTTGTAACTTTGTCATGGTGTCGGATGCCTCACGTTTTGTTATCTGCTTTGGTGTAAACGACTATGGCTCCGCCGTACAAAACCCTATGTTGGTGCGCTGGTCAGACCAAGAAGACTTTACGCAGTGGACACCATCTATTACTAACCAAGCAGGCAGCTACACACTTAGTCACGGCTCACAAATTGTCACCGCTATACAAACTCGCCAAGAAATCTTGGTGTTGACTGACTCTGCCGTTTACTCCATGCAGTACCTTGGCCCACCGTATGTATGGGGATTCCAAATTCTTGGCGACAACATATCTATTGTTGGGCCAAATGGAGCAGCAACCGCTAACAACATAACATACTGGATGGGTACAGACAAGTTCTATATGTACTCTGGTCGCGTTCAAACGCTTCCATGTACTTTGCGTGAGTATGTTTACAACGACATAAACTTAAACCAATCCTTTCAGTTTATGGCTGGTACTAACGAGGGCTACAGCGAAGTATGGTGGCAGTATTGCTCTGCCACCTCCGACGTAATTGACCGATATGTTATATACAACCACCTGGATAACGTCTGGTACTATGGCGACTGGGCTAATTACACCGGCACGGCCTACCAAGGGCGCACTGCATGGTTGGATAGCGCTTTACGTGCAAATCCAATGGCAGTTACATACGGCGTAGCTGGCGGCAGTACAAACGCACTACTTGTGTACCATGAAAATGGGGTAGACGACGGTACAGTCAATCCATCGAATCCTATTGTGGCGCAGGTAACCTCATCTGATTTTGACATTGGGGACGGGCACAACTTTGGTTTTGTGTGGAGGTTAATTCCTGACTTGACCTTTGACGGATCAGAAGTAAATCAACCAGTAGCCATGTTCACGGTGCTTCCCCGTACCAACCCCGGTGCGCCATATGGTGACTCAAACAACCCAGATGTTGTGAGTGCGCAGAACTATCAAAACACCAGAACCTATGCCGTCCAAGAGTTTACCCAACAGGTGTATGTCAGAATTCGCGGTCGTCAGATGGCGTTTAAGGTAAGTTCAGATGAGATTGGCGTTCAGTGGCAGTTGGGCGTACCACGGATTGACATTAAACCTGATGGTAGGAGATAAGCGTGGGTTTAAAAAACGTAGTCCAGCCACGCTTACCAGCAGCCCCAAATGAGTATGACCGGCAATACATGGAGCAGCTCATTAGCATTCTGCGCTTGTATTTTGCACAGCTTGACAACGCTTCTCCCGCCGTGTTTGCCTCTCAGAACGTAGGTACTACCGACGTTGTTACTGCACTGACTTGTGCACAACCCAACTTCAACACTCCGGGCCTGTTTGTGGTTAGCCTGCCAACCCAAGCCGATCTTGCCAACCTTCGCGCAGGCGACATCTACTACGACACCACTGCCGCCAATGTTTTGAAGATCAAAGTGTAGTTGTCCAGAAACACTCAACATGATACGATCAACCACCCCTATATAAAGAGGCAAAAATGAGCCTACAGCTTGCAGCCCAACACCTTTCCCATCAAGGCCGTGGTGGCGATTCCACGCTTGTACACATGTCGCCCCGTGAGGTCAAAAGCCTCAATGATTTGGCAATGGCGCATGGTGGTCAACTGTCTATTAACCCACAGACGGGATTACCCGAAGCTGGCTTTCTTTCATCCATTTTGCCTATGGTGGCTGGTGCTGCCTTGATGGCGGCTGGTGTTCCCGCTGGTTACGCTGCTCTTGGTGTTGGTGCGGGTACAGCACTTATGACCGGCAGTTTGCAAAAAGGTTTGATGGCTGGCTTGGGCGCTTATGGTGGCGCTAACTTAGGTGAAGGTTTGTTAGCTAGTGGTACTGATGCCGCAGTAGCATCAGCCCCAGAAGTTGCCGCAGCGCAAGCAAATGCTGCAACTCAAATGCAAAATTTCTACGACCCAGCAGCCCAAGCATTCAAGCCCGGTGGTTTAGAAGCCGTCCAAAAGGCATCTATGGACGCTTCAGCCGCTCAAACTGCCGCACGAACTGCCGCTGCTCCAGAATTTATGGACAAAATTCAAGCAATGGGCAAAGGCATTAGCTCCCTTGGTCAAGAAGGCGGATTTAGCAACCTATACCAAAACCTTGGCGGCTCGCCTATGAGCCTGTTGAAATCTGTAGGCTCTGCCGCTGCACCAGCTATTGGCGAGGCTATGACGCCTAAACAACAAGAAGCACAAAAAGGTGATGCGGATATGGGCCAGCGCTACGGGTTCTCTATGAATCCAACGCAACAAACGCAGGGCGGACAAAACCCACCCGGAACGCCCCAGACCACCACGCCGTTCCCAGCTTCCCAATTTGATTCTAGTGAGAAGCGTTACTTTACACCTTCATACACAAAGCTCACACCTGAGCAAGCCAAATTAATGTATGGGTACGCCGAGGGTGGTGTAGCGCAAGCTAATACACCACAGCCTGCCGAGCAGCCATCCCCCATGCCTCAAGAAACTCCTGCAATGCAGATGTTTAAACAGATGCAAGCGCAGCGTGCGGCTCAACCGCCAGCGCCACAAATTGATACAACCGCTCAATACGCAGACTATTTGAAGCAAACGCGAGGTGAACCAAACCAGCTAAAAGCACCCACTGCGCCAACAACGACGGACTCTAGCTCTGAACTTATATATGACCCAATTAAACAAACATACAATAAAAATCCAAATTTTGTAGATGCCGCAGCGGTAGCGGCAAGTGACGACCCTTTGAGTCCTGAGAACCTAGCAGGTAATTTTGCTGCAAATCACCCGGGTGTACCTTATTCACAGGTAGATCCTAAAACAGGAATATGGACGAAGTACGACAGATACGGAAACAAAATGAATGCCGACGGCGGCTTAATGGCTGCTTACGCAAGCGGCGGTATGTCTAACCTTGGCGACTACTCAGACGGCGGCAGACTGCTCCGTGGCCCCGGCGATGGCGTGTCTGATTCCATCCCTGCAATGATTGGCAAGAAGCAACCTGCACGTTTAGCCGACGGTGAGTTTGTTGTACCTGCACGTATTGTTTCTGAGTTGGGTAATGGTTCAACTGAAGCTGGCGCACGTAAGCTGTACGCAATGATGGACAGGATTCAATCTGCCCGTGGCAAGACTGTCGGCAAGGGCAAGGTGGCAAAGAACAGCCGTGCTGATAGATTATTACCAGCATGAGAGAGATTGGCAAACTAGAGTGGTTTGGGGGAAATCAAGACGCCCTCAATATGTATCGCGGTATTGTTGCGATAGGTCACACTTGGGATGACATAGTTGATAAAGACAAAGTGCTTACTGAAAAACAAATAAATGAGGCGTTTTTAACTTGCCTTGTTTACTTCCCCGCCAATCCTTTTTACCGCCATATTCAAGAACAGATTCTTCCAATGTGGTTGACTGTTGTATCTGGGTACGCTGCTGCAAATCATTTTGAACGCGAAAAAGATCCACATGGGATTGAAATTTCCCACTCTCTTCGCTACGCTGTAGGGAACATAATTGCATACGCAATTCACGTATGTGTTGGCCCAGAAGAAGCGGCAAAGCAAATTCCAGATATGTGGAAGTCAGTTTTTTATGAGCGGTTTGATGAATACCGCAAGGAGCATTTAGATGTTGATCCCAAATAAACACAACGGTTATTTCGGTGGCGTACGCCGTCTATGTATGCCTGATGATGGCGGCGATGGCGGTGGCGGCGGTGGTAGCAGTAATACAACCTCAACATCAACTCAAACTACTGAGTTGCCTGAGTGGGCGCGTGGGTACGCTAAAAATGTGCTTGCTAAAGGCGCGGCTCTTACCGACATCAATCAAAATCCATATCAAACATATGGTGCAAACCGCATTGCTGGGTTCAGCCCGATGCAACAGCGAGCTCAACAAGGCGCTGCCAACATGCAGACTTCTGGACAACTAGGAACCGCCACGGACTTAGCCAGTGCCGCAGGTATGGGCGCTTTAGGCACTAATTATCAAGCCGGACAATTTAGCAATCAATTTACACCCCCCACACAATTTTCTGCGTCAACTATTAAAGCCCCCGGCCTGAAAAATTACCAAATGACAGGGCCAGCAAATGTGATGTCTGAAAAGTTTGGACAACAAGCTGCTACCGATTACATGTCACCCTACATGCAAAGCGTGGTGGGTATTCAACAGCGCGAAGCTCAACGTCAAGCGGATATAGCAGGAACACAACGTAACGCTCAAGCTACACAAGCAGGCGCTTTTGGCGGATCTCGTCAGGCTATTATGGACGCCGAAGCAGCACGTAATTTAGCAACTCAAAAGGGCGACATTCAGGCTCAAGGTTTGCAAAGCGCTTATGGGCAAGCTCAACAACAGTTTAATGCTGACCAAGCACAGCGTATGCAAGCTGCCCTTGCTAATCAAGGTATGGGGTACAACGTAGGCTCTCAGAACTTACAAGCCAAGCTTGGTGTGCAGCAATTTGGTGCGGGACAAAATCTTCAGGCTCAACAGGCAAATGAGCAATCTCGTCAATTTGGCGCGGGTCAAGGTCTTCAGGCGGCTAGTCTCGGCGCTCAATACGGTCAATCGGCACAACAACTTGGTGAGCAATCTCGTCAATACGGCGCTGGTTTGGGTATGCAAGGCTTACAGACCGGCTTACAAGCCGCCGGTCAGCTTGGTCAGTTAGGCGGTCAGCAGTTCCAGCAAGGCATGGACATCAATAAGTTGCAAAGCGCATACGGCGGTCAACAGCAACAACAAACCCAGCGTTATTTGGATCAGGATTATCAAGATTTCCAGAACCAGCAGAACTATCCGTATAAACAGTTGGGCTTTATGTCCGACTTGGTTAATAAGATGCCGCTGGGACAACAGTCATCAAAAAGCATGTATGAGCCTCCCGGCAGCATGTTAGGTCAGGCTGCTGGTTTGGGTATGGGTGCGTTAGGATTTTCATCGCTTTATAACTCTGCTACAAGAGGAGCAGATGGCGGCATGGTGCATGATTACGCAGGCGGCGGGGTAACAAGCCAAGCCAACAAAGACAGCATTATTGAAAATATGTATAGCATGGAGGGCCTGCAAAAAGCTAAAGAAGCCGCACTTGCCCGCCGTGATATTGATACGGTAAATGCAATTGACGAACGTATCGCTCAACTAAACGCAATACAGGCGCAGTCAGCTTCTATTAATCGTGGTCTAGGCAATGCATTTAACCAAATCCCCGAAGAACGCCAAGAAGAAATGATGGCTGGTGGCGGTATTGTTGCGTTTGCTGATGAAGGCGCAGTTGATCTTGAAAAAATTCAACGAGAAAAAGACAGAGCGGCTTTAGGTCAAGCCTATGAAGACTTTAAAAAGGGTGCAAGAAAAACAGGCGCGGCAGCTATGGACATGGGTACGTTACCGTTTCGCGCTATTGCAGGGATAGGTGAAAGCGTAATTACTAGACCATTACGTGCTTTGGGAGTGGATATTCCGTATTTGCCTGAATCATATTACGGCGGTGATTACGCTAGTATGACTCCATACTTTGACAAATTACGTAAAGAAGAAGGCTACACCACAGGTTTAATGGACCCATTTAATTCGTCTGAAAAAAAATCTAGCATAACTAACAAGCCTCAGCCAAAAGGTGCTGGCGCACGGTCTACCCCTTCTTTTATTGCGAAAGACGCGCCAGAAGAAAAACCTGCGTCAAAACAAAAAAAACTTAGTCCTGCCATAAATAAAGCCGTTACAGAAATGGCTGAAAAACAGGGCGTACCTAAAGATGAATTCATGGACGCATTTAATCAAATGCGCGACAAATTACAAGCCGAAAGTAAAGAGGACCTCAAGGGGTTGCAAGATCTAATAGACAAACAATCAGGTAAATCCAAAGAAATTAAAGATCAAGCGCTTGGTAAAGCGTTGGCTGAATTTGGTTTTAATATGGCAGCTCAAGCTTCTAAAAGGGGTAGAGAAGGATATGGTCAGGGATTTGCTGGTCTATTAGGAAGTGCTTCCGCTGCTAGTCCCATACTTGCCGCATCTGCTGCCGAAAGCCAAAAACTTGCCGCTGCCGCTGATGAGAATGATATGAAACTGCAAATGGAACTGCGTAAATTCAATATTGCCACACGTAAGAACGATTCTGCAACTGCAATGCAGCACGCCACAAATATGCGTCAGTTGCAGCAAAGCCAAGAAACAATTCAGTTACAACAAGCTCAACTTGCTGAAACTATCCGTAACCATAAGATAACTGAAGGTTTGACTGGTGCGCGTATCAATGCTTCTGGTAACGCGTATAGCACCGCAATTATGAGAACAAAGAGTAATATAGCGATCAACGCCCAAAAGCAAGCCGCAAAAGATTGGGCTGATCCGTTCAAAGGACGGGAGTTGAAACAACAATACCCATCGCAGAAAGCGTATGCAGGGTCGTTGTACAACGATATGTGGTCGCAAGCGATGCCTCAATTGGAATTGATTGGCACTAAGTCAGCCGAGGAGTAAACGTGGCTCGATATGAGTTTAAAGCCCCTGACGGCAAAACATATTTGTTTAAAGGCCCGACGGGCCTGACTCAGAGCGATGTGGATTTGTTTGGTAAAAATTATTTTAAGGTTGAAGAACCACAAGTAATGCCTGCCCCAGTGGAAAAGAAACCGGAAACTGGCTTCATTCCATCCGTCAAACGTGGCGCAGCGCAAACCGGTATGCTGCTTGGGGATATCCTGCCTGCTATGGCTGGCAAATTAGTTGGCGCAGATGAGTACGCCGCGAAGCAGATGCAAGAAGCTGCGAAGACCCAAGAAGAAATAGCAAAGAAATATCCTGCTGAAATAGCATCGTACACCGACATTAAAGGTATTGGCGATGCGCTGGTGTATGCCAAAGAAGCAATTGGCGAAGCTCTGCCCTCCCTCATACCAAGTTTATTTACTGGCGGTACGGCGTCTATCTTAGGGCGCGGTGCAGTAGCGGCGGCGCAGTCTGCTGCTGAAAAAGCGGTCATGACCCAAGCTGCCAGGGGTTTAGTTGGCGAAGAATTAAAACAAGCTGCGACAAAAGCGGGGGTTCAAGCTGCACGGCAGACCGCACTTAAGTACGAAGCAGGTGGCGCGTTGGCTGGCTCTGCGGCGCAGAACATACCTGATGTTTATCAAAACATTTATGAAGCCACAGGCAAGCAAGACCTCGGTACGGCAATTGCGTTTGGTAGCTTTAACGCTGTGCTGGATGCAGTCACTCCTATTGCATTGCTACGCAAAGCCAAGCTGTCTGGGATTGGTCCTGAAGAATTAGGCGCGGCTTGGTACAAACGTGCGGGCAAGGGTGTAGCCAAAGGCTTTGTAACTGAAGGTGGTACTGAAGCGTTGCAAGAAGTATCAAGCGCAGCTGCTGAGAGTTTTGTTGACAAAAACCGAGAGTTCTTCACGCCGCAGAATTTTGAACGGTTTATCAACGCTGGATTGAAGGGCGGTCTTGGCGGTGCTGGTATTACTGGCGCTGCAGACGTAGTGCTTGGCAAAGGGCCTGAAGCCGAAGCAGAGAAGATTAAAACCAAGGGATTGGCGGATGTTGAAGTGCCTGTGGGTGCTGACTTAGGGGCAGAACCAGAACTTGCACCTGCTACAACGCAGCGTACTGTGTCCGGTTTTGAAATCTCTCCTGAAGGTGAAGCCGTTGTCCAGGCTCCTACTGGTGCGCCAGCTACAGAAGTTGATTTGCTTATACAAGACTTTAATAGACGAGCTGAAGAGATTAAGGTGCTTGAAGCAAAGAAGCAAAATGGCGCTATTACTCAAAGTGAACAGGGTTTATTAAGTGGTAAAAGAAATAAGCAAAGACGTATCAAAACCCAAATTGAGACTCTACAAGCAACTCAAAAAGGAGCGCCAGATGTTGGACCAATTGACACCACAGCAGGTGGAACAAGCGTTCCAGTGGCTGGACAGCCCAATCCAGTCGTACCCACCGAAGGACTTGCAAAACCTGACGGACTTGGAGTGGTTCCTCCTAGACAGGATGTTGTGCAACCTGTTGCAGGAGAAGGAGAACAGCAAGCTTCAGTAGAGAAAAGAATTAAATTTCTTGAAAACGAACTTGTTGATTGGTCACTTGTTGGTAAACGTCCCGAAGACGATCCTAGAGTACAAGCTATAGCGGATGAATTAGCCGCGCTTAAAAGTAAGCAAGTAGCTCAACCAAATTTGGTAGAAGAATCCGAAGACGTACCTGATTTTGTTGTTAGCTACGATCCGGCGACTACGCAAAAAGAAATTGATGAAATAAGTGCGACGCTTAAAGACCCAACACTTGGTATAAGACAACGTGAAGCATTAGAAGAGCGCCTTGATGAATTGTTGGGTAGACAAACAACTGAAGAAGCGCCTGTAGAAGAAGCACCCGTAGAAGAAGAAATACCTACAGAAACGCAAAAAGCACCAGCAATAGAGGTAGCCCCCGAACAACGGGAAATGTATGACGAGACTCGGGAGTACCACAATGGTATTGAGCCTGACACCCGTCTACACCTGCCTGAGTTTGATGCGTTAGCGCCCAAACAACAACAAGTTTACTTTGAAGCACTTACCGATAACAGTCAAGCTGCGCACGATGTTGCGGCTGAAAGATTGTCTGGTTACTTAGCTGAAACGCAGAACATCCAACCTGAAGGTGTACCTAAGACTAAACCACTGCCTAAGTTTGTTGAAGATCAGCTTGACAAGAACAACGCCACAGCTTTCCTAAACTACCTACGTACTTCTGCACAAGACCCCGTACATAGAGCAATTGCACAAGCGCTTTACAAACTAAAGCTCGACACAAAAGTTGAAATTGTGCAAGGTTTGCCAAACAACCGTCCCGCTGAGTACGACCCCAAGACCGATACGGTCCGGGTGACCAAAGAGGGACAGACAGAGACTGTCTTACTACATGAGTTTGCGCACGCGGGGACCATACGCGTGTTAAACAATTTTGAAGAAAGCACGGGTAGGTTGTCTCAAAAACAAGAAGACGGCGCAGTGCATCTTGATTACTTGATGGGTAAAACACAGCCATTGTTAGGGCAAAAGTACCCCGCTGCGTATAAGAACGTATACGAGTTTGTAGCCTATGCCGTGACTGACCGCGCATTTCAAAAAGAATTGCAACGTATTCAAATCCCAGCTAGTGATTCACTGTGGGGTCAGGTCAAAGACGCATTGTCTAATTTTGTAAAAGCTGTTGCCCAAGTACTTGGCATTCCAGATACTGTTGAAGCACGCAATGCGCTTATTGAAACCTTTGGCGCATTTGAATACGTTATGTCTGCTCCAAAGGGCGGCATTCAAATGGCTCCCCTGCCTACTGAAACAAAACAGGCAGAGACATATGACGAGTCAACACTGTCAGATGAACAACTTGCAGCACAAGCTGAGTCTGAAGTTCAGCTAAAAGAACATACCGCTAAGTCATTCTTGCGTAATTTGTTTACCAAAAAGGGCGGTCATTGGGCAGCTACTATGTTTCAAAACGAACGCTACCCATTAAAGGTAGCGGAAGACCGTGCAAGGTTGTTTGGTTTACTTAAACGTATTGGGCCTGATCTAAACAATGTATATGGGCAGATCACACGTTCTGCTGGTATGGCTGTTAATCTGTATGACGAGTATTTACGCAACGCAACTGAAGAAACCCATGCAGCCGTAGAAGCATACGCAAAGAAATCTGGATTGACCATCAATGAAGCATTAGGTCGTCTTCACATTATTTTGGAAGCGCGGCATGAGCCTGAGCGCCGTCGGGTCAAGTACATAAAAACTAAGCCGCTTGAGAACGATAGCAAACGTATAAAGTTTGAAGGTAAAGAATACTCTGCTGAAGGCTTTAGAGAAGCGGTGATGCGCGATTTAGCGCAACCATCTTATGAAGTCACGTCAGACATGACGCAAGAACAGATCAACGCGTTGGATGAAAAGCGCAAAGAACGTGCGCTTGACCTACGTGCCATGCTGGATAAGGTTGTTGACGATAATACATTTAACGCAAAGCAGATAAACGGTAAGCCAACTACGCTTGAAATGTTTAACCAAAACAATGCAATGTACAACGTCATTGCGAACCGTACACCGCGCCAAATTGCTGCAATCCTTAAAGAGCGCGTAACACCTCAGACAGAAAAAGAAGTTGAGGCAGTTGTAGAAGCCCTACGTAAAGTTAATAAACAGACGCAGACGTTGAACAAGATGGCAAACTACCATTCACAACCTGCGTCAAACGTGATTGACTTCTATGGTTTCCAGAATTATGTGCCGTTTAAAGGGCGTCCGGGCTTTAGGCAGATTGACGAAGAGTTCAACATTGACTCACGCCGTATTGGTGGCGACTTGCAAGAAGGCCAGAATCCTTTTGGTGGGCGAGAGTCAGAATCTGAAAACCCATTACTCCAATCCCTTGCGGATGGCGCGTCTGCTGCTATGCGTGCAGGGCGTAAGGACTTGACTTTGGCAATCAAAAATGCTGTCCTTGCTAAGTTGCTCATAGGTAGGGTAAAAGACAAGATCAAATTTGAAGATCGCTTTTTAGGTAATCTTGATAAAAAAGATATTGGTGGGGATAACAAAATATTCCATTACAACGCCGATGGAACAATTGACGTCATTGAACTCAATGATCCTAAACAACGCGAAGCCATTCGCCGTTCATACAGAACAACGCAACCGTTGATTGATATTGCTAACTCCATTACAAGTGGTGTTGGGCAGATGCACACACGGTATAACCCAGCGTTTGCGCCAATGAACTTTGTGCGCGACGCATTGACTAACGCCTTTACGCTTGGCGCTGAACTTGGACCAGCTAAAGCAGGGCAGTTGTTGACTGCTGTTGCATCAGATGTAGCTGGTGGTGGTATGGCTAAGTCCGTACGGTTCTCAAACTTGTATGCAAATGGTAATTTTGACAAGATAAAAGAGCTTGCCGCCAAAGATCAATACTACGCTGACTTGCTTGACTATATACAGTTAGGTGGCAAGGTGTCATACCTGCAAGGTCTTGCTGCCAAGGGTGCGCTTGATGGTCTGATGAAAGAGATTGGGCGCAGTGGTATCTTGCGTAAGAAAGACCAAGTAGACAAGTTCATTGATATCTATAACGACATGTTTGAATTGTCTAGTCGCGCTGCTACGTATCGTATGTTGAAGGATCAGTTCTTTGCCGAGAACAAGTCAAGTGGCAAATTCAAGAACGATGCTGATGCGTTGGCTGACGCTAAGTCTCAGGCAGTTGAATACGCCAAGAACCTAGCCAACTTTGAACAGGTGGGTCGTTGGGGTAAGGGTGCTGGCGCATTGTTTATGTTCTTCCGTCCAGCTGCCACAGGCGCAGTCAGGGCTATTGAAGCGTTAGCTCCAGCTTTTCGTTTACTACCCCCGGGTATAGGTGGTTTTAATGAGGCGGCTTTTAGAGAAGAAGCTGTAGCACAAGGGCGTACTCCAGAACAGATTGACAAAGCTGTTAAGCAAATGATGCAAGAGGCGAAGAACTCTGCGGCTATGGCTACAGGTCTAATTGGTACAGGCGTAGCCATGTATTACATGGCACTGATGATGGCGGAAGATGACGATCAAGGTCGTAACAAGGTTGTTACAGATGACATGGCCCGTTGGACTCGCTATGCGCGATTCCACATACCCGGCACAGACATAATTATTCAAATTCCTTGGGGCTACGGTCTTGGCGCATTTGCATCTGCTGGTGCGCAGATAGCGTCTATAGCGTCTGGCAAGACGTCTTTACTTGATGCGTTTGGTAACATTTTGGTTACTGGGGCTGACTCATTTATGCCACTGCCAATATCGCGTATCAGCCCAATAGACAACTTCCCAGCGTTTGCAATGGATTCAGTAACACCATCTGCGTTCCGTCCGTTCTTTGAATATGTAATGAACTTAGACGGTCTGGGGCGTCAAATATATAACAATCGTCAATCACGGTTTGGCGATGCTTATACAGGTGGCGACAACATCCCAGAGATATACAAGAAAGCCGCTAGAGAATTGTTTGATGCAACAAATGGCGCGGTGGACTGGAGTCCAAACACAATGTACTTCTTTGCCAGCAATTATTTTGACGGTATGGCAAAGATGGCTTCAAGCGCAACAAACGTAGGTTTGACTGTGGCTGGGGCAAAAGAATTCGATCCAAAGAATGATATAGCATTCCTTAGTAGCTTTATTGGATCTAAATCAAACATTGATGCCCGTGAATTTAGTAGCATTGAGAAACAAGTCAAGGGGATGGAGCAGCGCATCAATTCACTTAAAGACCGCCCAGAACAATTGGAAAAATTCATGGAGGCCAACCCCACTGCCTATCCTGCGGTGCAGTTCTATAACATGCAAGTTAATGGAACGCTGCGCGAAATACGTGCTGCTGCTAACCAAGTTCGTGCAAACAAAGATTTAACCATCATGGAACGCAAGGAGCAGCTCAAGGAGCTAAATGACATGTCTAACTTGGTTAAACATAGGTTGGTTGAAGCATTTGATATGCTCGACGTCAAGCCCTAAGACACGCGCCAAACACGTATACCAAGAACACCGTCTTCAGTGATGGTATGTATTTTTACCTTCACTTCGCTTTTCTTTGCCGCATTATCAGCCGCATACGTCAAGTATGCAGGCTTCATAGTCGGTATAAAGAAGCTATCCCCCACCAGCATGGCTGGATAGGGGAACAACCATACTGGCTCGTCGTAAGGCTTACTCGCTGACGACAGCTTCTTCATTTAGCGGGAAGAGATGAGTCATGTCCATTTCAATTTCGTAAGCTTGAATGTTTGTTGTGCCAAACGCATCCTTCCAGCCAGACGCCATCTGCTTACGTATCTTGCCCTTGAGAGTGCCGCGTCGTGTCAAGTTGGATTCAAACTCCCTCACCCCTAGCTTAATATCTTTAAGATATGTCTTCATGGCAGATGTAGAGATATAGATTTTTCCCTCATCAACTTCGGCGCGGATGTATAGCGCCTGTTTTGGCTCGGTGGACGTACGCCCATCTTTTATGACCAATGCAGACTGAATGTATTTATTGATAAAGTCACCAAGGATGTCTTCGTAGGCGCTGGTCTTGTCCTTAGACTTTCCGTTGATTGTGTCCATGATGCCTTGACCAACCACACCAATGATGCGGTCTAGGTCAAAGTTAAACAACCCAAGGCGGTTACCGTCTTCCCCTGCCACTCTCGTTACTGCCAATACGTTGGCAATGAAGCGGTACTCAGCGTTGTCTGTATAGGCACGGCTGTAGTCAAGGTACTCGTTACGAATACGCTTTTTAACTTCAGTCAATTTTTGTTCGTACAAGTCTTTAATGTAGACTGGGCCAGCAAACCCGTAGTTGAACTTCAATGGTTCAAACATTAGTAGACCCCGCGCCATGTTCAACTCATATCCTGGTTCTGACGGGCGTGGAACCTCTGGTTCAATAATTCGTACATCCTCTGGGTTAGTGTTTGCTTTGTATAGCGCAATAATGTCTTTGAGTGGCGTATTTGTTGTGATGACTGCCAACAAGTTTGTAACAAACGACATTTCACGTTCTTGATTTACCGAAGCCTGAAGCCGTAGCTTGGGCGCACCAGATGAGACGTTGTACGCCACATGCGAAACAACCTTGCCGTCCGTGTTCGACTGCTCGTCCATACCAAACAAAATGTTTTTGCAGGTAATCATCCTTTGCATAAGAGCGTTCTGCGTTGCATCAAAGACCGCCAAGTTCTCGCAGTTACCCCAAATACTCAATGCGCCATTTAACGCACCAGTCTTGCCGTTACCAGCCTCACCAAACAAAGAATAGATAGCACCGTTGACATTGGTAAACTGCATCAACGGGGAAGCCAAACCGCACAGCACGGCGAAAGCATGGTACTCATAACCGTGGTCATTGAACATTTGAATAGCTTTCTTCCACTCGTCAAATGTGCCTTTCTCTTCAATATTTTTTACAACATTCTTTGCCATCGGGGAAGGTGGGCAGTAGCGTTCTTCACCATCTGCCATGTACTCCGTTGTCCCTAGTACAAACGACTCATTGTTTTCTGTCCATCCTTGTTGCATTCTCATAATACTTGCCCTTTGTGTTTGCATTAAAAAGTCCATCCACTTTGTGATGTAGCTGGACACCATCGGGGCATGGCGTTGGTCAAAGTTGATGCCTTGAAATAAAAGCGCAGACTTCAACCTATCCACTGCCCCAACATCTTTGAGTGGGAGTAAAAATTCACGGGTTGGGTCTATTGGTAGCACCGCCCGCATTACCAAGCATTCCCCATCGTGTGGACTAAATACCCTTTGTGTTGGGAAGAAGTCCACAGCAGAAATCATTTCTGGGGGGTCTTGGACCATTCCTTTTTTTGTTGCTCTGGGAGATGGTTGGAAATAGATTCCTCCATTGACCCCCCTAGAGAAGGGGTAGAGGGCGTCGGGGAAGAAAGGAATTTTTTCGGTATTCGCTTCGACCCGAATTGATTTCTGCGTATCTGTTTGTTGTTCATCAGGCTCTCTGTCAGTGGGCTGTTGTGCGGTTCTAAGGATTTTGCCAAGCTCGATAGGCCCACGTTTTCCAAACTTTCCGGCGTAGGCGCATCCCTTGCATCCTCCTGCATTGGTTTTCTCAAAGGCGTCGCAACTGAATGACCAATCGACTTCAAGGGATTGGGCTGATTTTCGTTCAGTCTCTTCCCAAGAATATTTTGGGTGGTCTTCGGACATGATATGTATGGCAGTACTGCCATCATGACACCGAGTGGCGACAGATATTCCAGCGTACCAGATCGGCTCTGGACAACTAGCGGCGTTTTCAAGGATGTATTTAATTTGTCCACAACCATTCCCTTCTAGACTAATTTGCGCAATGCGCATGAAGTCATATTCAAAATTGTCTTTACGTTTTTCGTAGATAGCTTTGGTGTCAGGGTCAAGCCCTTTTTCAACCTTCTTCAGATCAAACGGCAATACAACTGCACCAAATCGTTCAGTCCAATATTCAAACGAAGTTGGTTCAGTATCCTGAATTACTTCAACAGGTAGTGGCTCGCCCTTTAGATTACGAGACCCGGGCACTCTAAGAACACGGGCTAAATCTGCTGTGACTGTCTCATCAATTTGCAGGCCATTGTCAAGACAGAATGCCTTAAACTTTTCAGCATATGGCTTCCAATCCTCGGCAGATACTTCATCATCAAAAGGCCAGTATGCGTGTATACCGCGCCCAGAGTTAACAATAATTGGTGTAGGTAAGTCAGTGTTGTCTACAAACTTTTGTAGCGCAATTAACCCATCTTCCCATTCGGCGTAAGGCTTCCCCTCGCCGCAGTCTAAGTCAACGAAAAAAGCGCGCATGAAAATACAACCTGCCGCCTTACGTTCGTAACCCTCAAATGTCCCCAGTGCAAAGAATGTGTTGTAGTTGTCTTTGTCAAAAGCTACCATCTGCTCAATGGCGCTATCAATGTCATCAACAAACCGTGGCTTTACGCTCTTATCTTTGATACCTACTACACAAATGTTGCCCTGCGTTGGCAATACTTTCTCAAAAAATTGTTTATTCATGATCGCAGAGACAAAAACGGCGGGGGGTTACCCCGCCAACAAATGGAATAGCTTATTCAGCTCGCTTCGTGTTCTAAAGTAGACTTGATAGGACGACCAACCATATCCCTCAAATACTTTTTAGCGTCACGTAGGTTCCTGCACGGCAGAATACCTTTTTTTAAATCCTCCTCTACAAGAGAAATAAATATTTCAATCCTTGGACGTTTTCTAGGACGTATAGCCCCGCCTCTAAACCATGTGTGGATGGTTGCTCGGGTAACATCAAACACTTGTGCTACGTATGCGGCTGGAAGGTTGGCGTTAATGCAAGCTTTTGCAAGATCAATCCCTAGCCGATACACACTCGTGTTATCAATCAAATCCAATAACTCGGGGCTATATCCTCTGCTCATTACTTCTTAGACCATTTCTTCAAAACGTCATTGACTTCCTCTGCCTTGGCAGGAGTAGCTTTCGCTGTCTCGCGCTTTGTAGGTTCAGGTGTGTCTGGCTGTGCGGGTGCTTCAGCTTCAACTTCAACGGCGGTTTCATCCATCTTGAACACAGTCAACTTGACTGCGTTTTCAGCGGCGACTGACTTGCTCTGACGTGCAATGATTTCACGAGCATCAGGCAACACTGCTGACTGTGGAGAGAACAACAACTTCGGTGTAGAGGCGTTAGTATCAAACTCCATCTTGGTCACAACGCGCCCAGCAGACACATTGTTATTAGCAAGCATCTGAATGTAGGGACGGAAAGGCCAACGACCATTTTCTTCTTTGCCAAACGCTGAAGTAGCTGGCAACACCAACTGATAGATATCACCAGCGGGGTCATTAGGCAACACAACAGCAGTGCGCCAAGACAAGCGACATGCTGACCCCATACCGCCTTGACCTGAACCCTTTACAGAGTTAGGGCAGTCAGCGCAAGCTGATGCGGGTGGCTCTTTCACATCTACGTCAGGCGTCTTAGAGTCACTAGACCAGCAAGTAGGCGCAATCTTCACACCCTTCTTGTATGTCTGACTATAGTACGTGCGTGATGCGTCATGCGCCATCTTCACAAACACGACATTCATAGAAATGTCTGTGTTAACACTTTGCTCTTTACCTCCAACAATTTTACGGAACACACGCCCTTCAATCGAAATGCGTTTATTGCCTTTTGTTGCTCCCCCTGCAACAGCGAGGGTGTCTTCATCAAGTCCGAGCTCAACGAGGTCGGACGACTGCATGATGGATGCGAGATCATTACTCATGATTTATTTTTCCTTAAACTAAACTATCACTGGTTGAACTAGCCTTGCGCACTGTTATGTCAAACTCGCGCAGGGCATTCACGCCGGACGGTAACGCCTTAGAGTCACGTCCGTTCATGAATTCTTTGAAATTGCGTTGATGGATGCGGCGTTCAAGTAAATCAATCGAGCCTTCTGTCTCGACAAACTTTCTGAAGTGATCCCAATCAGTGCAAAAAAATCTTTCCTTGACTGTCCTTGTGACAGTGCCATGTACTGTTTTAAGTCCATTGACATTAGCCTCATTACAAATTGCGAGCAACGCTTGTTCTAAGCGTGACATATCTTCTTTGAGTTCTTCATCTTGCGATTCGTACTCAGATTTCAGGTTCTCACGTTTGCGCCGAATTGTCAAATAGGTTTCTACTAACGCATCTGTGTCATTCATTGATTTCTCCTTCTTCTAGCTCTTCCCGATACAGGTCTATTAATTGTTCATGCATGTCTACTTTGTTTTGAAGCATTGTGTACATGCGTCGTTCTACCTCAGACCCTTGGAGGTGAATTACTGTCATTTTGTTTTTCTGTCCTACACGATCAATACGTGCAATACACTGTAAATATGTCTCTACGGACATTACTGGAGACCAAAATACTACTGTGTCAGCGGCAGTTAGGGTAACCCCGTGGGATGCGGCTTGCGGTTGAATAAGCAAAACTCGGGGGTGTGCCGTAGTCTGAAATAAATTGAATATGGCTGACCGATTGTTTGCTGTTACGTTTCCAGAAATAATCTCATTACTGATACCACTCTTCTCCAAGTAAGCTTTTACAAGAGTCAACGTATGTTTGTACGGCACAAACACAATCACTTTATGGGGCGACTCATCAAGCACTTCATGCAGGACTGACAATCGAGGCTGGACGTCAAACTCAACTACGTTGCCATCATCCGTGTACACAGCCCCGCCTGACAATTGAAGCAAGCGGCTAAGTGAAGCGGCGGCATTGACTGTGCTGATTGTTTCTCCAGCCGCCTGTATCTGCATCTCTTTAAGAAGTTCTCGGTAATACTTCATCGCTTGAGGCGTGAGCGGTACGATACGTGTCTGATAAGTAACTTCTGGAAGATCAAGACACTGCGCTTTTTCATACCTGATTGCAGGCTGAAGCGCCTTATATACCGTGTCTTGTGCGTCAGGTTTTGGAACCCACTTGAACTTGTTTATTTGGCGCATTACGGTGTCTTTCCAAGCGGAGGCGTAGCGTGGCACTCCGTTGGGGTTTATGAGCTTGGCAAGCCCAAACGCATCTTCTGGTGACTGCGATGCGGGTGTACCTGTCATCATCCAAAGGTACGTATCCTTGGTCAGTACCCTAGCCAGTGTGCGCCAGCGTTTTGTAGACGTTGTCTTGTATGCGTTGGCTTCGTCAATGATGATTAAATCAAACTTGCCTATGATTTCTTTTTCCATAACACCAACACCGTCATAGTTAATGATGACAAAATCATAGAGCCCATTGATGATCTTTTTGCGCTTTGATGTAGCACCGTGAGCGATGCCGCACGTTCTATGCATTGCTGTTTTAAATAGATCAGCTTGCCATGCAGACTGCATGATAGATAAAGGGCAAACGACTAACACACGTTTCACGATACCCTGATTCATTAAATAGTCAGCCGCCCATATAGCCGCAGACGTTTTCCCTGTCCCTGCTTCGTTGAAACAGAAAGCGCGTTTGTTAAGCGTAAGGAACCGTGAAGTATCTCTTTGATGATCGAATGGCTGAAACATACCAGGCCAACCGTAGTCACGCTCAATAGGTGATGGAACTTTTATAGCGGATGGGGTAAGGTGTGAGAGACGTTGCATCTCATCAAGCCCCCAATGCACTACTACGTCAGCGATGCCGTTCTTTTCTTCCAGCACTTCGCTACGTTCGATGTAGCTTTTTATTGTCTGTGCAATGTCGGTAGGACATTCAAAACGCACAGCTATGTTGTTCACGATTTCCACTCATTCCCCTTGACTGAATTAAGACTGCTTTACGTGCGGGGAACGCCCCGCACGGTTGACCCTGTCGCAGGGGAGACCTACCTAAATAGGCAACTGCCGATCAACTGACAATGGTTTTGACTATGCAATTAAGTCTACGAGCCACTCATGCCTTACGCCCGACCAAGACCAAAAACTCTTGATGATTGAATTATGGAGTCTATTTTTTATTTGTCAAGTTATTTTTTCAACTTTTTTTCACGCTTGCTGGTTTCCGATACCAAAGCGCCCGATGAGTTACGTTTGAATGAACGGTTTACAGCCGCACTCTCTACACGTACACCATTGCCATTTGACCCGCCTCGGGATAGAGCCTTGCGGTGTGCAATGTCCTTACCCTCACGAGCATCAGCAGTGCCATCACCGTTTGCATCCGTGCCTTTTTTATCCATCGCACGGCGGGCACGCTGGCGCTCCATACGGTTAGCCAGCTCACCACGAGCCTTCTGCTGTTGGTATTCTTTTTTATATGGTCTCGGTTTGTTTACGTATGGCATTGCTAGTTTCCTTAATATGAAGAACGGAGTTTCTAGCGATACGTACCTCGACAATCGCTTTCTCTAATTGATCCATTGCAAGAATATAGTCTTCTTCTAGCAAAAAGTCATGTGCTTTTTTCAACGCTCTTTCTGCCATCATCAATGGATAGGCGTAATCTATCAACTCTTGGTTTTTCATTTATCTTTCCTTATAGAACTGGCATCGTTTTACAGGACACCAACCACATAACGGTGTAGGGTTTTCTTGCCATACGCCGTTTTCATACGAAAGGCGCAGGCGCTCAAGGTGGGGG